GTTCGTGCATCAAAATATCTTCTGGTAGATGATATGATCGGTGGCATTGAAGAAGCTATGAATCCAACGATACTTGATAAGTTATGGGATAAATATGCTGTAGATGCCCGTCAGAGGAAAATACAGGACACTAGTGGAAAGAATTGTAAAGAAATACACATTGCTACCAGATGGAGCGTCAGAGACGTTATAGGACGCTTACAGACGATGTACGAGGGAAATCCACGTGTAAAAGTGATTGCAGTTCCAGACGTTGATCCTGTTACTGGAAAAAGCAATTTTAATTATGAGTATGGCGGTTTTACGGAAGAGTTCTTTGCAGATCAACAATTACTCATGGACGAAATTTCTTATCGGTGCCTTTACAAACAGGATCCTATTGAGCGTGAGGGATTATTGTTCCCAGATGATAAAATTCGTAGATATCTTAATCTTCCACATGGGGAACCTGAGATTATTACAGCTCAGTGTGATACAAAAGGAAAAGGAACGGACTATTTTGTACTTCCGGTACTTCAAAAATACGGAGAAGATTATTATTGTGTAGATGCCGTGTGTGACAATACTGCCGATTATGAGATGCAGTATAGAAATGCAGCTAATGTTCTGGTGAATAACAAAGTTCAGGAATGTGAATTTGAGCGAAATGCTGGTGGTGATCGTGTGGCTATGGAAGTCAACAAACGTGTTGAAGCGGTCGGTTGGATTTGCAACATTACAGATGAACCTACAGAGACAAATAAAGAAGCACGTATCTTTCAGTGCTCGAACTGGATATTACAACATGTGATTTTCAAAGACCCATCGAAGTACAAGCCAAATGAACCATATGGAGTTATGATGTCACTGTTAAAGCAATATTCTGTATCTGGTAAGAAGCAACTGGACGATGTTCCAGATGTTTTCTCAAACTTTGCTTTAAGAATGACAAAAGGGAATAGGATAAAAAAGACAGTAATAATATCAAGTCCGATATAAGAGGAGGGTTTGTATGACAACCAAGGACTATCTTAACCAGATAAGCAGACTTAACAGAATGATAAATAATAAACTGACAGAAATAACGCAACTTAGAGAGCTTTCTTATAGTATATCAGCTATCGGAAGCGAAGAAAAAGTTATGTCATCGTCTGACCCAGATAAAATAGGCTCTACATACGCCAAAATTGACGAAATGGAGCATAATCTTGATAACATGATAGATGAATACATTGAAAAGAAAGACTTGATTATAGGGCAAATAGACAGTATGGAAAATGAAGATTACTATAATATTTTATTTTCGAGGTATATTGAAAAGAAAACTTTTGAAGTTATTGCCACGGAAATGAAATACTCATGGAGACAAATTATCAGACTTCACGGAAAGGCTCTTAAAGCATTTGAAGAAAAATATGGTAACACATATTTAAAGATGTCATAGAATGTCATATTGCTCCAATGATATACTGTATTTGTAAGAAGTTACAAAGATGTTTTTCATACACATTCCTTATCGAAAGCACCGTTGCTTAATTGTGGCGGTGCTTTTTGTTATGCAACGAGGTAAAAATATGAATTTTTATATGAATAAAGATAAATCAATCATGTGTCCGAACTGCCATAAGTTTTTAGCCAAAGCAGACAGCAAAGACCCACGAACACATAAACTGGCTTGTAGGCACTGTCACAAGTGGATTTGGTATGTACCTAACGATGATGACAATTTTCAGATTAAGGAAACACCGGACAGAAGAAGTTCGAATGGCATGAGATTTTATTAGAGGTGTAGACAATGCAGGCAGGAAGAATTGCTATATATACAGACGCAAAAGAAATAACGTCTGACAATATAATACCAATTTTGCGTGAAGCAATTTTGGAACAGAATATTAATTCCAATAGAATACAGTTTCTTCTTGATTATGACGCAGGAATACAGCCAATAGTTAGAAAGAACCCAAAGACTTACAGACCAGACATTGACTGTGAGTGCTGCGACAATGTGGCTAACGAAATCACAGAATTTAATTTAGGCTTTAAGTGGGGAAATCCTATAACGCTAGTTCAAAACGGCGACAATGAGGATTCTAACCTCACAGAAGCTATAGCAGAATTAAACAGTTGCTACGAATCACAGAACGCAAGGCAAAAGCAACAGGAACTTGCAAGATATGTTGAAATCGGCGGTGTTGGCTATGTCCTTATTGATGTGAATACAGAATATGAGGATGGGGAAAGCTATTTCACATATGATGTATTAGACCCAAGAACAACATTTGTTGTAAGGTCAACCGCCTACAGCGACAAGAGAGTTGTTCTTGCAGGTACTTACATCAAAGATAAACATAGCGGAGCGAGATATTACACTTGTTTTACAAAAGATATTCGCTATGAAATTACAGATGGAATAAAAATTACTAATGGTTCAGAAAAAGGAAAAACAAAATGGGGATTTTTAGAGAGAAGTGGGGAAGAGAATCCATTACATAAAATCCCTATCATTGAATACACAAGGTCATTCGACAGAATGGGGTGTTTTGAGCGGCAAATATCTGAAATGGATAACTTAAACCTACTCATTTCAGATTTTACAAATGATGTTGAACAGAACACACAGGCAGTATGGCACACAAATGATGTTGATTTCCCAGTTGAACAGGAAACAACGGTTGATAAAGATGGAATACCGCACATTACTAAAAAAGTAAGGAAGCCAAAATCTGGAGAATGGATGCAGACCTATACATCAGCAGATGGCAAAACTCCAATAGTTGAGCCACTTGCAATCAATTACGATTATACAGGTATGCTTAATAATATTCAATCAAGGCGACAGATAATCTTGCAGAAATGCAATGTACCACAACGAAATGATAATAGCGGTGGCAGTACAGGAGTTGCAATGTCGGACGCAACAGGATGGTCACAGGCTGAAACGGCAGCGGCAAAACAACAATTAATTACAGATGGCTGCAAAATGGAAGAAATAAAAGTTGTTCTTGCGGCTATTAAGCTGTCAAACAATGTTAACAGCAGCAATCCGTTACTTAAATTAAGGGCAAGAGATGTAAAGCCCAGCATTAAGCGACAAAAAACTTATGAAATGTCAACCAAGGTTAATGCCATGGCGACATTGATAAGTCACGGATTTAGCCTTAAAGATACAGTTGATGCAATTCCATTCTTTGATGACCCTAACGATGTTGTAGCGAGAAGCGGAGAGATGGTTAAGGCATATCAAGAAAGTATAATCAACAAAGACACACAGAACCAAGCAGAGGGCGGAGAGGGTGAACAATCACCTAATAAAGACCGCACAATGCAAGACTTATCAGACCAGACAGAAAATAGTCCGGTTATAGATAAGAGCAGAACAGATAAATAAATGATATTGAGCCACATGGTAGAAATGCCTTGTGGCTTTTTATATGCCCTAGAGAAAGGGCAATACAAATATCGCAAGAAGTTGAGAGAACAACAAAAAACGCAGAAAGCAGAGGTAAAGAAATTATGGCAGATGTAACTAACACAACAATAGAACCAACAACTAATAAGGAACCACAGAACGAAGAACAGACACCTAGCGTAGAAGAACTTATGGCACAACTTGCTAGTGAAAGAGCTGAAAAAGAGAAGTATAAGAACGCTTCTGATAAAGCCAGTTCAGAAGCAGCCAAGTACAAGAAAGAACTTCGTTCAAAGCAGACAGCAGAAGAGCAGGAAGCGGAAGCAAAGGCGGAAGCTGAAAAGTTGCAAGCTGAAAAGTTCGAGAACATGAGCAAAGAGCTTAATCATATGAAAGCTGTCAATGCTTATCAGAAAGTTATAGGCGATGGAAAGGATATTGATTCTTTGATTGAGGCAGTTGCAGACGCAGACCATAGCCTTATAGCAACTGTAATTGCTAATGAAGTGCAAAGACAGGTTAAGGAAGCTAAGGCAGAGTGGCTTAAATCAAGACCGGCTATTAATGCGGGCGGTGGAGAAGAAAGCGCGATAACACAGGAACAGTTCAACAAGATGAATTACCACGAAAGAGTGGAGTTCAAAAATAAGAATCCAGAACTTTATAAGAAGTTCACAGAGTAGAAAACGGAGGTAAATAAACTATGCCACAGACTAAGTTAGCAAATTTAGTAGATCCACAGGTAATGGCTGATATGGTATCAGCTAAGTTACCAAAGAAGATTAAGTTCTCGCCTATCGCAAGAGTTGATACAACACTTGTAGGCAGACCGGGAAGCACAATCGTTGTGCCAAAGTATGCTTATATTGGTGATGCAGAGGACGTTGCAGAAGGCGTTGCTATGGGTACAACAGTACTTACAACATCTACAACAGAAGCAAAGGTTAAGAAAGCAGGTAAGGCGGTAGAACTTACAGATGAATCAGTATTATCTGGTTATGGCGACCCACTTGGTACAGCTATTAATCAGATTGCTATGTCAATCGCTGCAAAGGTTGATAATGACAGCTATGACGCACTTTGCACAGCACCTATTGATTACGATGGAACAGCAGCACCTATCAGCTATTCAGCAGTTGTAGCAGCTAATAGCAAATTTGATGACGAATCTGATTCATCACTTACAAAGATATTGTTCATTAATCCGGCGCAGGAAGCCACATTGCTTAATGACGCTGATTTCAAGAGCAATGACAAGTACCCACTTAATGTAATTATGAATGGCACTATCGGTTCTATCGCAGGAGCACAGGTTGTTAAGTCTAAGAAAGTTAAGTTGGTTAAGTATGAACTTGATGATTCAACAGGAACAATCAATGTTGTAGCTGATACAACAAGTGAGGATTCAACTAATGTTCATCTTGACACAGCACTTGCACATACGCTTAAGTCAAAGGACAAGGAAATTAAGGTAGGTAGCAAGTTAAAGGGTGTTACAACAGAGTTCTACGCTTGCCCTATTGTTATCGTATCAGCAGAAGATCCTAACGAGGACACAGGTGCAGATGGCGTGTCAGAGGAAGAGAACGCACTCACAATCTATATGAAGAGAAGTGTTGAGATTGAATCAGACAGGGATATTCTTGCAAAGACAACTGTTATTTCTGGTGACGAACACTATACAGCGGTCTTAAGCAATGATTCAAAGGTTGTTCTTGCTAAGTTCGGAAAGTAAGAGGTGTTTATATGTTATTAAGACGACATAAAATCAACGCCGCAAAGCAGAGCGAAGAAGTAACAGCAGATAATTTAAGACAGGAAGCTGTTTATGGAGATGAGATTAAGTATGAGGAAGAGCAGGACAAGTTTCCTGCTCAACCTACAAGCGATTACACAAAGACAGCTATTAAGCGTATGCCAACAGCGGACTTACAGACACTTGCCTTAGAACAAGGTATTGAGAACGCAATGGAGCTTACAGGAGCAGAACTTAAAGAACTGTTAATTGAGAAATTAGGATTATAGGAGCTGAATTATGGAATACACCACATTAGAGCAAGTCAAAATCAGACTTAAACAATTTCATATTGATACAGTCAAAAACGATGATGATACTACATCTGATGTGGTAGTGTTCGATAGCAAAGAAGATAATCCAATAATCGAACAGCTTATTAAGCAAGCTACAGAAGATGTAAAGGCAAGAAGAAATTACCCTGACAGCTACATAGATGAAATGATAACCGAGGATTTGAAAAAATTTGAAAGTGTTATCGTTAATCTTGCGGTATACGACCATTCACAGGCAGGCGAAGCATTTATGTCGTCTTATACAGAGAATGGAGTAAGCAGGAACTGGAAAGAGCGTGAAGACTTATTTGTTGGTGTATATCCGTTTGTAAGGATTTTATAGAAGATTGTGCGTTACCATTTTACCGACATGGGAAATATGGTAGCAGGTGGCACACATTTTATCGGTGGTGGGAAGTGTGCGAAACAGAAAGAAAGGCGGTATATGATGACAATAGAAATTTCTACTGCAATCATTATAAGCGTGTTATCACTTGGTTTTTCCGTCTTTATTGGACTTAAGAACAGCAAAAGGACTGACACAAAAGATATTGAAGATCGTGTGAAAGACAATACGAAAATCAATATGAAACTTGATAATATTAACTCTACAACTCAGGACATCAAGTCTGATTTATCATCTATGAGAAATGATATTAAGGCTCATAATGATAAAATCATTGTTCTTGAACAGAGTTGTAAACAGGCACATAAGCGGTTAGATGAAATAATCAATCGACTTAATCTTGATTTAGAAAGAGAAAGGGAGGTGTAAATATGGATATTACAAGCATTGGAACATCTCTTGCGATTGTTGTGATCTGTTATCTGGTTGGACTTGGTGCAAAGATAGTGCCACAGGTAAAGGATAATTATATTCCGGTTATCGTTGGTGCTGTTGGTGGAATGCTTGGTGTGGCAGGTATGTATGTAATACCAGATTTTCCGGCACATGATGTTATGACTGCTGTTGCGGTTGGAATTATGTCTGGATTGGCAAGCACCGGAGTAAATCAGATATACAAACAGGTAAAGAAAGATGCTTGATATTAACAAGCAAAAGATGGCTTACTCATTGCAAAATGTACGTGTTCCAATCTATGACACTGACGAAGATGGAAACATAAAGTACATTACGGTTGATGGTGTAAAAGTTCCAGTAGATACAGGCGAATACACAACGGGTTATTCAAAGCCTGTATTTTTTTATGCCAGCATTAACAATAAGTTGGATGATGTTCTTATTAAGGAATTTGGTGTTGACCAATCTTCAAACTACGCACAGATTGTAACAGACAAAGGAGCCTTACCACTTGTCGTAGGTAGCCTTATATGGAAGAAATCAGCCGTAGGCTATAAAGACATTGCTAAAACGATTGTAGACGCAAATACGGCAGATTACACGGTTCTAGGCGTGGCTGACGAGGGACTTACAGTTGACCTGTTCCTTTTACAGAAAAATGTAAAGTAGGTGCAACATGGGAACGCATACAATCCATATGGATTTGTCCGTAAAATCAGTAAGAAACGCCATTAAAGAACTAAAGAAATATGAATCTGACTTGACCTATAAATGTCAACTGGTTGCCGAGAAACTTGCCGATCGTGGAATAGAAACGGCAAAAATGAATACTGGAAATTTTGGACATTATATAAAATTCTCCAAAGAAATTACTTCAAAGGAAAATGAATGCACTGTAATTATAGTAGCGGAAGATGTTCGAAAAATTATCAGTCAATGGAAAAGTGGCGATCAAATAAAAAAAGCAGAAGTTTCGCCATTGTTAATGGTTGAGTTTGGAAGTGGTTTTAAAGCACAAAACCCAAATAATTTACCGGGAGTCGGACAAGGAACCTTTCCTGGACAAACGCACGCCTTTGATAAAGAGGGGTGGTATTGGATTGATTTGGATGGAAACTTAAATCATTCCTATGGAATAACACCTAAAATGCCTATGTATCATGCAGCAATGGAAATGCAAAACGATATAAAATCTGTCATTAAAGAAGTTTTTGGTTAAAAAGCTTCACTTAAAAGGAGACGGAATTCATGTTGAGAAACTCAAGGGAGGTGTTTGGAAATGGCGAGTGAAAATGACTGGGCATTTGACCTTGATACCACAATATTTTCTATTGTAAAAACAAAAGCAACAAAAAAGTTGACAAAAAAATTTCCAAATATCTATTTTACATCTACTGGTAAAACCAAAAATCCACCACAATTTCCTACGGTATATATTCATTCTTTGCAAGGCGTTGAAAAAGGACAGGATTTAGAAAGAACAAAAATCAATGCTATTCAACATACAGTGCAAATTGATATCACTACCAACACAAATCAGAATGATGCGAAATATGTCATGAAGTGCATCACTGACATTTTTAAACAAATGATGTTTTACGTTGTTGCTATGCCAGAAATGACTAGCGGTAACGAAACATATAAAAGCACTGCACGTTTTAGGCGTGTAATAAGTGCAAACGATACAATACTTTAAACAAGAGCAGAAATGCTCTTATTTTTTTGCTTATTAAGGAGGTAAAACTTATGGCTACAGGCTTAAAAAGTAGAATTATTTATAGGGAAATTCCGGCAGCACCAACCGAAGGTTCTTACTGGGCTGGTACTTATAAACTTTTGATGAGAGCAAAATCAATTCCATCTCCGTTTGGTTCTCAGAACATGGTAGATACATCTACACTGGAAGATCTTGTTGAAACACAGGAAATGGGAAGAAGATCCGCTGGCTCCATGGAAGTACCTGGTGCATTTGAAAAAACATACAAAGATGAAATGGTAAAAAATGAGGGCAAGAAACTTGATTTCTGCATCCTTTACGGAACTGACGGAAAAGGTTCTGAGGGTATTTGCGGATTCATTGGACAGGAGTCATTCGCCCCAGGCGAAGCCAGTGATGGTCACTTAGAGGGTACAGCCACAGTATCTGTGCAGACTGTACCTAAGTGGATTGAAGATGATTACGATGTGGCAGTCACAGAGGATGAAAATGGTTATCCGACACAGATTACACTGACAAAAAAATCGTAAGTCAGCCACAGACTCAATCGGCTACGGTGGTTGACGAGGATAAAGTAGCCATTGACACATATTTATAAAAATGGAAAAAGGGGCGGTCTACGGACTGCCCCTTTCCCCATATAACAATAAAAGTGGGAAAGGTTAGGTTATATAAATGAAAACATTCGTAATTAATGGAAAGACATATGCGGCTAGAGAGTTTGATTTCGGATTGATTTGCGATCTCGAAGACTTGGGGATTTCTATGGAAGATATTGAGACAAAACCGATGTCATTTGTTAGAGCGTACTTTATGTTTTGCTCAGGTCTAAACAAAAGTGCAGCTGCTAAAGAAATTCAGGAACACATGATTTCCGGCGGAGACTTTGAAGATATTACCGGAATGATTGCTGATGGGTTGGAAAACTCTGGTTTTTTTCGCGCTCTCAACAAGGAGACAGAGAAGAAAACTACAACGAAGAAGAAAGAAACAGCAACGAAATAATCGCTGATAAAAAGTATAAAAACAGTCGTGAAATGTTTGCTTGTGAATTGTTCCCACAAATGAACGCTATATGTGGTGTTAGTTGGGAACAATTCTGGCGACTTAATCCTTTTATTATATTGCAATACAAAAAGGCTTATCAGAATAAACGTAGGATTCACGACGAAGAAATGTGGCTTATGGGACAGTACAATCTTGAAGCATTTAATGTGGTTCTGTCGCATACAGTTGCAGGAATATTTGGCAAGAACTGTAAGGCTGAATATCCGAAACAAGCATTTTTACAAAGAAATTTAAAAGGTGCCACTACAAACACAAACAAGGAATCTCAGGAAGAAGTTGGCGTGTATGAAATGAAACAACGTATCAACTTGTTGAGAAAGTCTGGTCTTCCGGAAAGCCCAGATTAATTTGTAGAAAGGTCGGTGAGAATAATGCCAAATAATGAAGTTGATAAACTGGAAGTCGTTATTGATACATCGGCTAAAAGTGCAAACAGATCTCTGGGTGCTATGGAAACACACTTGGAGAAAATCGCTGAAAACCTTACTCTGGTTACTGGACTCACAAAAGGTCTATATAACATTGGTAGTGTAGATGTAAGCGGTTTAAAAGAACTGAAAAGCGATCTGGACGCTATTTTTAAGAAACAGAAAAACGTAAATAGTGAAAAAACTAAGCCACGTGTAGATAGGTCTGACCTTAAATACACAGAAAAATCCTTTGATGCATTATTAAAGAAATTTAAAGATGTTGGAAAGGGAATGAATCTTTCTGGTCTTGGAGAAACAGATCTTGAAAAAGATTTGGCAAAAGCTGAATCTCAGTTGTCTAGTTTACAGGCAAGATTACAAAAGAAGTTAGCAACAGAAAATGTTACTAATTACGGTAAGTCATATGCTAGTCTTGCCTATGATATCCAGAAAGCAACAAATGAAATCGAAGCGTACAAAGGCGCAATAGAAAAGCTAAATGCAAACAAGCCAGAGTTTACGATAGATAGAAACGATGGTAGCGGTTCTTCTTCTAAATATCAGCGTGCAACGTCTCCACAGTTTAAGGATTATAAAATATCAAAGCCAGAAACTTCTAACGTGAACATGAAAGAAGTGTGGGCAGAGAATGAAAAAATAGCAGCAGAAATAGGAAAATACATTGACGAAGCAGCTTCCAAAACAGATAACGCAAGTCAAAAGATGTATAACTATGCATCTATGATAAAGTCCGCAAAAGAAGAGCTTGCTAATCTTGCAAGTTCTGGATTAAGCGAGGGAGATTCTACATTTGATGAAAAAGTAATTTATATAGAATCACTCAAAAACGCCCAAAAGGAATATCGTTCTGAGATTCTAAAGACTATTGCAGCAAGAGAACAGATGGGAAGAGGACTTCAAAAATGGTCTTCTGATGAGTCGATAAAATCTGCAAATAATAGCGCAAAAGGATTTCGTGTAACCCTGTCAAAAATTTCAAAATCTGCAAAAGATTTAAATAAAATAAAGAGCCAATTTGATTCTATAGCAAAATCTATCAGAAATGTTAGAAGCACTGCATCAAAAGCGTTACATCCTATCAAGAGCATTAAAGAATTATTATCTGGTGATTCTGGTAAAAATGGAATGTCTCTTGGGAAAATGGTTGGATCGTCAATATTATTTTCCAGTGTATTCGGAGCAATAAGTACGATTAAGAATGCTATAAAAGAGGGTTCTGATAACTTAGTTCAGTACAGTTCTGAGTACAATAAAAATATTTCTTCTATTGTGACTTCCTTATTGTATTTAAAAAATGCGTGGGCTGCTGCATTTGCACCAATTTTAAATGTTGTAGAACCGTATCTGTCTGCATTTATAGATATGATGGCTTCTGCGATAAATAAAGTAGGACAGTTTTTCGGCGCACTTACTGGTAAAGCATTTGTTGTACAGGCTAAAAAGGCATGGAAAGATTACGGACAAACATTAAAAGATACTGGATCCAGTGCAAAAAAAGCGGGAGACGATGCTAAGAAAGCCGCTAAAGATTTCCAGACATACACGCTTGGAATTGATGAACTGAACGTACAACCACAACAAGCAAGTTCTTCATCGTCTGGAAGTGGTGGTACTGGCAGTGGTTCTGGTGGTTCTGGAAGTACACCTGCTATTTCGGATATGTTTGAAACCGTAGAAGTATCAAATTCTATGGCAAACTTGGCTGATAAATTTAAAGAAGCTATAGCAAAATCTGATTTCACAGAAATCGGAGCAATGATTGGAAATAAAATTCAATCAGCACTTGAGGGTATTAACTGGAAAAAGGTATATTCTGTAGCTTCAAATTTTGGAAAAGACATTGCTACATTTTTGAATGGTTTGATTTCACCTAGATTATTCTATGATTTAGGCGCAACAATAGCAAATGCTATAAACACTGCTCTTCATTCATTGAATGCATTTGCAACTAATTTTGACTGGTCTAATTTTGGTGAATCTTTAGCAAGTAGTATTACCGGATTTTTTGAAAATTGGGATGCTGGCCTTACAGGTGAAACCTTGAGTAAATTTGCCACCGGATTATTAGAAGCTGCAAAATCAGCGGTAAACAAACTTAAAGACGATGAAACATTTAAGAAAATTGGTCAGAAAATCGTAGATTTTTTGATGGGAATCGATTGGGTAAGTCTTGAATGGTCTACGCTTAAATTTTTTAAAGCTTTGCTTGATGCATTGTTTGATTTTCCTGTTCAGTTAGCAGAAGGCGCAATGGAAGAAATCATAAAGAAAATATTCGGAGCTGATGTTGATGTAGAAATCCCAGCAGCGATAACTGATTTTGTCAGAGATTTTTCGTTGAGCAATATTCCAGGATTCAAGCAAATTCATTTTTTGGGTGATTTGATGGAAATTCCAGAAAATGCAAGTGCTATCGTCGATAAAATCAAACCTTTATTTGATAAAGAAACATGGAAAGGTGCGATTCAAGAAGCAAAAGAAGCTATTATAGAAACATTTACAGAAGCGTGGACAACAGTAAAACAGATATTTGCTCCTGTTACCGAATTTTTTAGTGATGTTTTTGGAAAAGCATATGAAGCTATTAAATTTGTCTGGGATAAAGCATCAGGATATTTTGGAGGTATTTATTCTGAAATTCAGAAGATTTATCGTGATCCGGCAGGATATTTCCGTGAAAAATTCACTTCTGCATACAAGGCTATTAAGACGGTATTTTCTCCAATAGCCGAGTGGTTTTCTGGAAAATGGGAAGCAGTTAAAAAAATATTCAGTGTTAAAAATGTTCAAGGATTTTTTAGAGACGGATTTCAGAAAGCATATAATACCGTAACTGATATCTGGGATGATTTAACAGGTTTCTTCAAAAAACTGGCGAAAAATGCGTTCTCACCGATTAAGAAGTTGGTAAATGGAATCATCAAAGGTATTAACTGGGTACTTGATAAAGTAGGATCTAAGAAACAATTAAATTCATGGTCGCCGGATTTTGATAAATTCGCAAAAGGTTCTAATGGACTGAGCCATAATACAATGGGTATCGTCAATGACCAGAAAGGTTCAACCTATAAGGAATTGATAGTACCACCAAAAGGAAAGCCATTTATTCCAGAGGGACGTAATGTAATGTTGCCTTTGAAAAAAGGTACAAAGATTATGCCGGCTAACCAGACAAAGAAACTGGTAGAAGCTACTGGCGGTGTTCCGAAGTTCGCAGGTGGTATCGGAGATTTCTTTGGTGACGCATGGAGCGCAATTAAGAGTTTCAGTGGAAATGTTCTTGATTACCTTACACATCCGGGAGATATTGTAAAGATTGCGATTGATAAATTTACCGATATGTCCGATATGGTAGAGCCGTGGTTAAGCGTTGCAAAAGGAGCGGTAGATCAGGTACTTGGCGGTATCACTGATTTTATTAAAGATATATTTGATAAAGTTGGTGGACAGGGAGTTGAGGGAGCTGTTCGATGGGCGATTAATATTGCCAACGATAATTCTCATGGTTACGATCAGCGTAATAGATGGGGAAATCCAGACTATGACTGTTCGGCGCTTGTTATTTCCGCTTTTCAACAGGCAGGTATACCGTTGAAATCAGCCGGAGCAAACTATACTGGAAACATGTATGATGCTGCAAGGTCAGTAGGTTTTGCTGATGTAACAGGTGGTGTAAACCGTGCAAACGCAGACGGCATGAGACGTGGTGATATTCTTCTTTCCAGAGGACACCATACAGCGATCTATATTGGCAACGGTCAAGTAGTACAGGCAAGCTCAAATGAGCATGGCGGTATCACAGGTGGACAACCCGGCGACCAGAACGGAAGAGAAATCTGGGTAACAAGATACTATAACTTCCCGTGGACAGATGTCCTGAGATATGCGAAGTTCAAGAATGGTATCGGAAAGATTTTACCATCAGATCTGGTTCCGGCATTTGCTAACGGTGGATTCCCAGAAGATGGCTTGTTTATGGCAAACCATAGTGAATTGGTAGGACAGTTTTCAAATGGTAAAACCGCAGTTGCTAATAACGATCAGATTGTTACAGGAATTGAAAATGGTGTATATCGTGGAATGATGCGAGCACAGTCAGAAGATACAGAAGTAACAAGTCTGCTTGAAGAAATTCTTACTGCTATTAAAGATGGCAAGAAGATTGTTGTTGATGGAAGAGAACTTGTAAGTATATATGATAACAGAAAGTCCAGAAACGGATTTTCATTTACGTAAAGGGATGGCAAATGCTGTCCCTTTATTTTTGGAGGTGATGTATCGTGGCTTTATCGTCCTTTTTAAATGTGAATGGATATGATTTTCCGTGTCCGGCAGTTGGTTTTTCCTGGACAATATCAACTACGGTTACAGCAGGAAGAAATGTAAATAATGCAGTAATTGGAGAAAGAGTTGGAAGAGACTTGTATAAATTAGACAGTCTGAAATGGAAGTGCTTGACACCAAAGACACGGAAGATGATGCTTGATGCATTGAAACCGTTTTATGTTCCAGTGACTTTTGAAGATCCAGCAGACCCAGGGCATCCGATTACTATAACGATGTATCCTGGGGACAGAAAAGGTACGCCACTTTTCGCTGATGCACTAACACATATGATTACAAAGGATGAAACACTGGAATTTAACTTGGTTGATTGTGGGTGGTAATATATGCAGATTGTAAGCAAACCGTATATAGAACAAATGAGTAGACCGTTCCGTAACAACGGCTATATAAAAGGAACAATCGGTATTATCAACCTCGAAGCACAGTCAAGCGCAACGGTAGATAATGCAGAGAATAATCTTGCTTACTGGTCAGATAAGCATAGTCCATTTATGGGAACTGGTGTTACGAAAATATACGCTACGGCGGAACAGGATTTTGCTAAAATTGATGGCTCTATGTATTTTCTTCCAAAAGATAATCAGGGATTTTCTTATTATAATAATGGATTTGTTACTTCTGAACTTCTTGGCTCAGTGGTGATTAGTTTTACTACTGGTGCTACGTATGATATTAAAGGTCTGACGATTGATTTTGGAAAGTATTATCCTACAAAATTTACAATCACAAATGGAAAAGTATCATATGAGTACGAAAACAAATCGCAATTATTTACGACTGAAAATGTGTTTGATTCCAGTCAATATATCAAGATTACACCAACTGAAATGGTAAATGGTCAGAGCCGATTGAGAATTAATAAAGTAGAACTTGGCGTTGTTGATTCATTTACGAATGACGAGGTTATTTCTTGCAGTATCAGTGAATATGTATCTGCTACCACAGAATCACTTCCGAGTAAAGATGTAGAAATCATCATTAACAACCAAGATTCTTATTACAATCCAGACAATGTAGAATCTGCTATTGGTTACTTGGAACTTGGACAGGAAGTTCGTATGCAGTTTGGGTATCAGTTAGATAGTGGCGAGATTGAATGGTTGCCACATACGCTTTCATACCTGAAAGAATGGAATGCTAATGATAGTCAGGCACAGTTTGTATGCACAGATTTATTTGCATCAATGGAGGGCATTTACTATAACGGTTTATATCGTGAAAAAGGTATTTCTCTGTATGATTTGGCAGTAGATGTATTACAAGATGCCGGATATAGTGAAGATCAATATTATCTGGATCCATATCTTAGGTCTGTGACCGTGTATAACCCTGTTCCAGCCGTAAAACACAGTGAAGCCTTACAGATTATAGCTAATGCCGGAAGATGCGCTCTATACGATGATAGATACGGTAGAATACATATTCAATCATCTTTCGTCCCAGACATTACGGCAACCTCAAATGGTGAAGCTGATTACAGTAAGGTTGGCAATGTAATGCTTGATACTGAAAAGGTATCATACGCAGATGCAAGTATGGACTTCTCAGTGGTTGATGGTAGCATTTTGTTTCTACCAAAGTCAGGTGGATATGTTTCAAATACAGGATATGCCAGTTCGGAGATTTCGGATGCGAATGGAAATTTTGCAAACAATCCGAAAGTAATCTTATCTCTGGAAACTGGATATACAATTTACGGATTGCGTATAGAGTTTCATCAGACACATCCAGAAGAAATTAAAATCACCACATACTATCAGGATTCAAAGATAGTGGAAATGGTTGAATCAGTAGATTCTCTGGTTTATGAGACTGGTGATCGGTTTGATACATTTGACCGAATGGAAATTGAAATCACAAAAGGTTATCCGAATAGTAGAGTGTTCATTGATAAAATTTCAGTAGGAAAATCAACGGACTACACGATTACTCGTGACTATCTTACGGATTCTCCTACCGTTCTAATGCAAGACAAGCTACGGAATATGACGATTATTAGAAACCTGTATAGCAAGCCGACTGTTACATCAGAAGTGGTTTCTGAGACACTTACTATATCTCCAACAAACACGATGCATACGGTATATCTTTCAGACCCGGCATATGATTTCAGTACACAGATTACACTTGATGGTGGTGGCGCAACGTCTATAACAGGAACGATTGTAGCAAGTAGCAATTACTATGTAACGATTCAGTTTAAAAATGTAACTACTACAACAAAAATAGACTTAAAGGTTCTTGGAAAAGAATACATTCTGAAAACCAATAAGTATTCTGTACAGCACAATGATAATGGTTCTGATATCGAATGGGACAATCCATTAATCAGTACAGTTGAACAGGCACAGGATATGGAAGAGTGGTTATCTTCTTATTATTTAGGCCGTGTGGAATATCAGTTTGCTTGGCGTGGAGACCCAAGAACTGACGCTAACGACCTTTTCTATTTCCAGACCAAAGATGGAAAAACCAGAACTATCAGAGCATACGAAAATGACATTTCTTTTGATGGTGCATGGAGCGGAAAAATCAAAGCAAGGGCGGTGGAACTTGAATGAGTTGGATAGAACCTAAAACAGATTGGACTTCTCAAGACACGTTTAATTTCTCAGATTACAACCGGATAAAAAATAACATTGCTTATCTAAGAGAACGAGCGGTCAAACTTGTGAAGCCGTTTGAAATACAGGATATGGGTAACGATATGACTTCCTATGCTGAGTTGTTTGATGCATCGAAGTTCAACACCATAGAACAGAATTTGGAAACGATTAATAACAACGCATATTTGAAAGACTATGGTACCAAACAAACCTTTTATGATAATGGCGTTTTTATTGCTTATGCAGAACTAAACAGAATCGAGTCCGCTACTCTTGATATTTACAATATGCTTGGTAGACAGGAAATCGGTTTACGGAGATTAGCTTTCAGACTGGGAGCAGGAAGAGAGGTACGTATTTAATGGCGAAACAAACATTGCCTACTAATTTTCAGGATGATGTTCTTAATGAAGTCAATCCAAAAAGAAAATACAAGATGATTATGAATGACGATGCTACCGTATCGTTTGAAGATGTGACCGAATACGATCAGGTTGGAAGTAATTTCGGCGCAGCACAGGTCAACGAAACTAATACGGCAGTCAATGAATCCGCTGACAAGTCGGATATTATCGACTCTACGGCAGACGTGTTGGCAAATACTGCTTCTGGAAAGATGGCATCCGCGTTAGCGGTAAAAGGTTTATCAGCATATACGCCTATGTTACCATTATATGGTTATAGTGGTGATTTTAATGATATGCCAACAGGTTTATATCTTGTAGAAATGTCAAAGTGTACCAATACACCACCATATCAAATGAACATGTGGGCGCATGTGATATGTCGTGCGGGATTTTCGCAAACGGCTATCTTTTACAATGGTAGTAATTATCCACCAGTTATCGCCACCAGAACATACGCTAACAATGCATGGACGGCATGGGCAGAACAGGCACAGGGATTCGATTTTGCGTCTGTGAGATTTAATGGCTTAGTTGATAATGCGTTATATGTTGATTTGACGAACCCATATGCAGACATAAATAAACCAAGATATGTTGATCGTGCAAAAAGTGCAACCAATATGCCAACCGATTGCCAGTGGGGAATCCGCGAAGTATGTCAGATTACTTCTAATTGGGTGATGGTCAGAATCACAGGATGGACTACTGGAAGCCAACAGGCGATTTGGACGAATGTGTATGTTAACTCTAAGTGGACGGGTTGGTCACGGTTTAGCCGAAGTTCTCCGCATGTATTGTGGTCAGGTACAGGAACGTTTGATGCACCTACTTTGACGCTTAATAAAAATATCAGCTTTTTTGAGTATTATGAAATAATATATGAAGCTGAAAGTGGAAACAATGTTGTAAAATCAACTGGAAGAATACCGATTGGAAATGGTGCTATTTTGGATGGAATCAATTCAAAAGGCTTGTTAATGAGAAGAAGTACAGGTGTACCATCTGGAACATCTTTAAAATTAAATTCCGGAGGATATTTTGCATCAGTTAATAGCAGTTCATCCCCGTATTCAGGTGCTTGTTGCCCTCGTAAAATTTTAGGGTATGTGTAATAATATAGTCTTGTTTATTTCAGGAGGTACGATATGGAAATTATTAAAAATATATTGACAAATAACGATTGCTATAAAACTGGTAGACGATTGAATATCAAACGACTCATGGTTCACTCAACCGCAGTTCCGGGAGCACCAGCAAAGAACTTTGTAAACTCATGGAACGTTTCAAAACCAGGTGGTCGCGAAGTGTGTGTTCACGGATTCATTGATTCTGTATCTGCATATCAGACTCTTCCGTGGGATATGCAAGCATGGCATTGTGGAGGATCTGGAAATCAGCAGGCTATCGGAATTGAGTTGTGTGAACCTAAAGACTACTCAAACAAAACTGAGGGTATGAAGACCATCAACAACGCAGTTGAGGTATACGCGTATCTGTGTAAGATGTTTGGCATTTCTCCGTCCAATATCGTAAGCCACAAAGAAGGGCACACTATGGGTATCGCATCTAATCACGGTGATCCTGACCACTGGTGGAAATACATAGGATATACAATGGATAACTTCCGAGCTGACGTTCAGAAAGCCATCAACAATAGCACTACCAAAGCAGAATCCCCAGACGGAGAAGTAAATGATAAAGTTGGTACAATGCAGGACATGACCGACAAAAAAGGAAAAATATCTTATCAGGTTCATGCCCGTAGATCAGGTTGGTTGCCTTGGAAATGTGATGGACAGATGGCAGGAAGTACCGGACAGAGCCGTAGAATTGAAGCACTGAAAATCAAGTTTGATGAGAAACTGGATGTACTGGTGCATATGCGTGGCATTGGTGATAAGTTGTTTGAAAATGTCGATGAAAACACGGTAATAGGAACAGTTGGCGAGGGCAGACGGCTTGAAGCATTAAAGCTGATTTGTGCATCAAAACTGGCATACAGAGTGCATCAGAAAAGCTACGGATGGAGCAAGTGGGGATTCTCGGGTGATCTTGTTGGTGTGACCGGAGAAAGCAAGCAGATTGAAGCCGTTGAAATCAAGAAGCCTAAACTGGTGGTACGTGGTCACGTGCAGAAAGTTGGATGGCAGGACTGGGTACCGGATGGATGCGTAGTCGGTACAACCGGAAAGAGTTACCGGATGGAAGCATTGCAGATTGACCCGTGCGGAAACACCATCAAAGCAAAAGCGCATATGCAGACAGATGGTTGGGTTGATTATGGCGAAGTTACCGCTAATACCATTATTGGCACAACCGGAGAAAGCAAGCGAATTGAATGTCTGTGTTTTGAGGGTGGCTTTGAATATCGTGCACACATTCAGGACTACGGATGGACACCGTGGACAAAAGCAGACGGAGTATCAACGCTTGGAACAGTCGGTCAAACATTACGTATTGAAGCGTTTGAAACCAGATAGGAGGACGTATGGCATATTTAAGATATGTTGGTGATACAGAGGTCTACAAGGCTTCTGTATTGCCTTGTGGGAATATAGTATCTGTTGAATTTAAAAAGAAAGCAGTAGTCAAAACTGATGGATTTGACCTTTTCCTTGATAGAGATTGCAAGAACGATATTGGCGGTGATACTTACCATAGTTTTACAACTGTCTACCAGAAAGACGCTAAGTCTGTACAGTATTCAAATGATGGTTCCGTATATACAGAAATTCCAGGTGAAGAATATGAATACATCGAACCTACAATGCCAGAAATGCCAGAACCAGAACCGATTCCTGAACCAGATCCGGAACCAGAACCTACTCTTGAAGAACTTAAAAACTGGAAAATCATGGAAATGAACGGTGAACAACAACAAGTGATTCAGAGTGGCGTTGACGTTATGTTGACAGACGGAACGGTTGAAAGATTTGATTTGAAAGATCAGGACCAGACCTCACTCTTAGGGTTGCAGACACTGGTACTGAACGGACAGGAAAAGATACCGTGGCACACTTCTGATAACTCTGAACACTGTAAGTATTACAGTAACGCAGACATGGCATTAATTACCGCTAAAGCATTGGAGTTTGTAACAACTCAGGTTACATACTTCCATGACCTTAGAATTTACATCAATAGCATGACTGATAAAGAAAGTGTGGAATCCGTGACATACGGTATGTACATTCCTACTGAGTACCAGTCAGAAGTATTGGCAGATATTTACGCTGCCAGAGCACGTGCGTAGGGTTTTAAAGCCACTGATTCTTATTGCTATTGGTGGCTTTCTCTACACGTCTATTGAGGTCATATACAGAGGTTATACGCACTGGACGATGTTTCTTGTGGGTGGACTTGCTTTCTGGCTTATAGGGTGCATTAACGAGTATATAGAGTGGGATATGCTTATTTGGAAGCAGATGGCTGTTGGAGCGTTGATAATAACATGCTTAGAGTTCCTTACCGGATTTATAGTAAACATAATCCTAGGATGGAATGTGTGGGACTATAGCAACGTTCCATTCAATATACTTGGACAGATTTGTTTGCCGTTCTGCGCTATATGGTATTTTCTTTCTTTAATAGGAATTGTATTAGATGATTATATTAGATACTGGCTATTTAAAAAAGAAAAGCCAAAATACAGATTTAAGCCTTAATAATGTATATTTTGTCGATATAATTTCCTTTTCTAAACATGATTTCTGTACTAAAATATAGATGTCCTCAGTTGAGGATATCAAGTTCTGGCGAGGGGCGGTAGTTATTGGCGTTTCTTCCGTCCCTCATACTAACATTCTATACTATACTACTGATAATCTTATGTCAATTCTTGATATAAGCGAACAAATGTTCTATAATTACTTTATCGCTATCAAGTTGTGCGGATTTTCGGGAGGGGTTCTTGTGGACGAAAAAGAAGAGTACAGAAATAAGATTATTGAAATGGTTAAGAGTGTAAATCGTAAAGACATTCTTATTTACATTTTCAAGATTACTGAGGATATAATACGGGAGGACTATGATGAATAACACAAAAAAGCCACCATATTTTAAACTGTTTTTAAAATAAGTCTAATAATAGGCAACTTCCTGTACTAACTTACATATTAATTCAAAAATTTATACTATTCTTCACTAAGCACGTCTATCGTATCAATGACGTGCTTTTTCTTTTTGTCCGATAGGCTCATATATTTTTCTAATGCTTCTAACAGCTTCTTATCTTTTCTTATTTCTACCCATAAATCTGACTGTTCTGTGACTGGAACTTCCTCTTCACCGGTAGAAAGATAATGCATAGATACATCTAAATAATTTGCTATTTGTTCTAATCTATCATTTGGGAAAACTCCTTTTTTTAATCCTGATATATAAGCATTTCCAAATCCTAAATCACTTTCTAATTTTGAAATTCTAATCTTACGTTCTTTACATATCGCTTTTACGCGTTCCACGGCGTTCATAAAGTACCTCCTAAATTTTTAGAGAAAAGCCTAAAAATGGGTTGACAAATTAGAGGATACTCTATATAATTAAGCTACAAGTTAGAGAAAAGCCTAAAAATATATAGAAAACCCTCTGAAATATGTTTTTGAGCAATTCGTATTTTAGACTAATATCTAATAATTGTCAATAGACTTTTCTCTAAATAATAGAGAAAGGAGATGTCGAAATGATTTATAAAAAAATCATGAAATACTGTGAAGAAAACCATCTTTCAATAGCTGCATTTGAAAAGAAGTGCAATATCGGAAACGGTACAATCGGAAGATGGGAAAAAGGGAGTAAACCATCATTAGATACTCTTGAAAAAATCGAAAAAGAAACAGGAATCACAGTATCGGAACTTGTTAGCAATTAGGGAGGAAGAATGTCCGAAAAAGTTGTATACGCTATAAAGCATAACAAAACAAACAGAATATACATAGGTTCATCGGAAAGGGTGTGTTGGAGAATAAAAGATCATCTGAAATTACTTAGAACTGGAAAACATAAGAATGAACTTATGCAAAGTGATTTTAACGATTTTGGTGAAGATTACAGTTTTTATGCTTTGGATGTAGTACCTACCCAGTGGTTTAAAGAAAGAGAATATTACTGGATGCTATATTTTGAAACATATAACAAAGAAAAGGGGTACAACTACAAAGATCGAGCAATGGCAAGACGTGACATTAAATATTTCCCTGAGATTGATATGGAAATTACAGAACCGGTCAAAAATAGGGACATGCTAACTTGTTTTGAAAGAACTGCGAAGTATTTAGGCTATGGATTGGACGAGTTAATGGCTTTGAAGAAAGAGGAAAGCGACTAATGAGTTATGGAATAGCATCTAATCACAATCACTTTACCGGGAAGAAAAATCCAATTAAAAATGTCAAGAAAAAGAAAGTAAAAAAGAAACAGAATTCACACAAAAACAAGTACAAGAAAGGGGTGAAGAAAAATAATGAGAAAACCGTATTGCATTGATGGTGACGAGTCACATAGAACCCTACAGGATTATGTGGAGTTGATCGCACTTGGGATTGCAGACGAAATAATTAGGAGTGAGAAAACAGAAAAAATACAAATTGAATGTAAAATACTCGATTCTCTCACCAAAGCGTTAAAAGTAACCAAAAATTAACGCCGTGAACTAAATGGATTTGGAACCGCTTCTGCTTTTCCTAGTTCCGGTTCTGGTGAATAATTAATGATTTCTGAATAGTATTGGTCGTACAGTTTTTTGAAATCATCAAAAGTTTTATTAAAACCACAGATTTTGGCAATAGCATAAAGAGAAGCATATTCTTTATCCGACATAATGATCACCTCCTATCTTATTAATAGATAGGTGAATTATATCACAAAAGCAGAAAGAAAGGAGATTTATGAACGAATTACAGATTTTCAATTCATCAGAGTTTGGAGAAATCCGGACAATAACTATTGATAATGAACCGTGGTTCGTGGGTAAAGATGTAGCAGAAGCACTTGAATATAACGAACCTCACAAGGCTATCTCAAGACATGTCGATGAAGATGATAGGATGAAACATCCCGTCAACGATTCAACAGGAAGAAATCAGGAGGTATGGATAATTAACGAGTCTGGTGTATATGCATTGACTTTTGGAAGCAAATTGGAGTCAGCCAAGAGGTTTAAACATTGGGTGACATCAGAAGTGCTCCCATCAATCCGGAAAACCGGAAGATATGGAGTTCCAAAAACACCAAGTGAACAGATACAGCTGATCGCACAGGGATATGTGGAACTTGAGCATACAGTAAATGGAATCAAAGATGATGTGGCTGATCTGAAAGACAATATGCCGTTATATGGTTGCGAGATAGATGAAGTATCGAACCACGTAAAGCGGAGAGTGGTAAACGTCCTTGGTGGCAAAGATAGCGAAGCATACAAGGACAGTAGCGTTAGAGGACAGGTATTTTCTGATATTTACACGCAGATCAAACGGGAGTACGGACTGGTATCTTCCTATAAGAGTATCAAGAGGAAATATCTGGCAGATGTGCATGATTTCATTGATTGCTACGAACTTCCTCGATATTTGGAAGAACAGATCAATGAGTGTAACGCACAAATGAGAATAGGAGGTATGTGAAATGTACGTAAATCCATTTTGGATGGGAGTTCTTACAACTATCGGAGTAGAATTGCTTGCTATCGTAGTCGCAGCATTGGCAAGCGGATGGAGAAACAATGAAAAATAGAGTATTGAATCAGATAGGATGCCTTGTGGCTATGTTTCTGTTTGCAACATTCTTTTTTGTTGCGTTAATGGCAATGTGCTCACTGGTACACCTATTTTGTTGAGAATTGAAAGGAGTAAAGATATGTTATTTGCTAAGACACACGCTGAAAGAATTATGTCGCTTGCTATGGGAATTTCCACAGTATCTAATTGTGAGAAAGGATTTCCGTATGTTTGCTTTTCGATAGAGGGAGACGGTAATTATTTGCTCGTGTATGTAAAGGAGCATGGTCAGGACTACAGTGCAAGGTCTGACAACTCTTATTACTTCTCACTGAACAAGGAGTGTAGTGACATTGTTTACAATTCTTGTGTTGAGTATTTGGAAAAGATTTTGGATGTAGCCAAAAGAAGAAGGGAGCGTAAATCTGATGATTCTGACGGACAATCCGCATAGGGACTTTGATCGCTATGATGCAGAAGTGGAAGACAGATTAAAGAATCTTCCGGTTTGTGCGTACTGTAACGAGCCAATCCAACAGGAATCAGCGGTTTGTGTTGATGATGATTGGATTTGCGATAGATGCCTGGAGGATTTACGGAGGGGAATATGCATGGATTAAAGATTTCAAATGAAGAATATAGGTCAAGAGCCGGACTTTCTTCTACTGATATTAAGAGGATGGCTCAGAGTATGGCTCATTATAAATACTACTATGACCATCCAGAAAGCAAAGATACACCGTCTTTGCAGTTTGGAAGAGCATACCATAAGTACTGCTTAGAACCATCGGATTTCTACAATGAATTTGTGGTGGCGCCGAATATTGACCGCAGAACAAAAGTCGGAAAAGAAGAGTGGGCTGAGTTCGTTGCAGAAAGTGACGGACTGGAAATTATCACACAGGACACATTACAAGTTTTGGATGATATGAGGAATGCATTGTACGCCACACCTTACGTAAAAAAACTTATATATGGATTCCACGAAGAGAGTTTCTTCTGGAATGATGAAGCAACAGATCTGTATTGCAAGTGCAGACCGGATAGTTACGGAAGTGTCGGAAAGCAACCTATTATAGTTGATTTAAAGACTTGCCAATCGGCTGATACTCAGAAGTTTATGAGAGATGCGGTACGACTGAATTACGACATTCAAGCTGCACACTACTGTAACGGTATGAAAACTGTCACCGGATACGATTACATTTTTGTTTTCGTTGCTCAGGAGAAGACCCCACCGTATTTGTGCAATGTATTACAGTCAGATGAATATTTTATGCAGTCTGGGGCTGATACACGTTTGGCACTTCTGGAAATGTACAAAGAGTGTCTTGCTAAAGATGATTGGTGTGGTTACATGGGATTTCGTGACGAGGTTCAGATAAGCAGTCTTGGCTTACCGGACTGGATGAAAAAGTCATATGGCTATGAAGAAAGCGAGGTTGGTGAATGAGTAAAAATCCATGCGCTAACTGCAATAACGCATTTGAATATAACTCACTCACCTCAAAGACGACACATGAAATCATGGTGGGAGGTGTAAACGTGGCAACGATGAAGATAACCAAGTGCACTGGCGAGGGTCAAGGCTCTTGCAAACGCTGTTCTGACAATGGTAAATGGAATCGTAGTTGGATGGTTTTCCTCTATAAGATTGAAGGTCTTGAGGGGTGCTACTGTTCCGATTGCGTGAAAGAAATTGAAGGAGGTGCTGTAAATGGAAGAAAATAAACCCGTTATTCAGGAAGAAAAAAAAGAGGTTGCTACAAAATCGGAACACGTGAACATGGTAGCTGATTTTGAGCATAGTATCTATGGAAGTTCCGATAGCTTTACTATGGCAAGGAAAATGGCTCAGGCTCTCAGTCAATCAACAATCGTTCCCCAACATTTCCAGAGGAACGAAGCTAACTGCATGGTGGCCATTTCTCAAGCTCAGAAGATGAACATTGACCCGTTTACTGTAATGCAAAACATGTACATGATACAGGGGAAAATATCATGGAAATCCAGTTTTTTGATCGCCATGATTAATGCATCCGGGAAGTACGATATGGAGTTGCAGTTTGAGGAAGAAGAAAAGTCTGGAAAACCATATTCTTGCAGATGCTGGACAACTAAAGATGGTCGCCGTGTAGACGGCATCAAAGTAACTATGGATATGGCAGAAGCAGAAGGATGGACAAAGAAGAATGGTAGTAAGTGGAAAACACTTCCAGCATTAATGCTCAGATATCGTTCGGCTAGTTTTTTTGCAAATCTTAATTGCCCGGAACTTACGAGCGGATTTTATACAAAAGAAGAGATGCTTGATAATGATTTTAGTCAGCAACCAGAAAAGCAGACAAATCTGAATGATCTGCTTAAGGATGATGATAGCAATTCAATAGATGTTGAAGCTACTATTGTTGAAGAATAGGGGGAAGATTATATTCCAGATTAACGGAGGTGGCTGCTATTAAATATACAGTAGAAATACCGAATAAGTGCGGTAGATTCCCGATAAAAGGACTGAACGAACTTTTGGACGGAAAGATATATGACTACCGCACAAAAAGGTATAGAAATCCGGTGAAAAGGTCAAATGATCAAATATGTTTACGTGCAATTAATAAGTGTATGAAAGGCGTTAAAATTGATAAACCAATCCGATGTATTTATTGGATTTACGCAAAGGACAAAAGGCATGACAGGACAAATCTATATAACATTGACAAATCTTTTCTTGACGCTTTACAACTAGCCGGAGTAATAAAAAATGATTCATGGGATTATGTATACGATAGCGAATTTCACACGGAATTATGTAGAGAAAACCCACGGATCATTATAGAAATTGAGGAGGTAGAAAATGCAGATCAAAAAGGAAACAACAATATCCGCTATGGCAACGGATAATCAGGTAATTAAAGAGGGAGATACGGTGGTTTTCGAAGCTATCGGAAAATGCTTTACCGGAACATTTCTTGGTTTTGGTAGAAACGGAGCACTGAGATTTAAGAGTGTTTTGTTTGATTCTGAGGTTACATTCAACATAATGCCAAACAGTATTGAGCGCATATATGTTGCGAACGTAGAAATTCCGGAGCAACCGTTTATGAATATTCCAGAGGATGGTGGTAACGATGAATAAAGTTATTTTTATGGGGCGCATTACCAGAGATCCGGAAGTGAGATACAGTAACGGAGCAAACGGTCAAATGGCAATCGCTAATTTCAGTTTAGCTGTTGATTCTGGATTTGGTCAGAACAAAAAAGCCAACTTCTTTAATATGGTTGCATTTGGCAAAGTTGCTGAAACAGTCGAAAAATATTTAAAAAAAGGAACTAAGATTCTGGCAGAGTGTGAAGCGAGTCAAAACCAGTACAAAAAGCAGGACGGTACAAAAGTAAATACAGTCCAGTTCATCATGAGGGAGTTTGAGTTTGCAGAAAGCAAAAATTCAAATCAACAGAGCGCAAATACTCAGGAACCACCTGTTGCAATGACGGACAGTGATGGATTTATGGATATACCCGACAATATCGACGAGGAACTCCCTTTTAATTGATTAAATTTTATAGAAAGAGGTGCTTTATGAGTGAACTTAAAATTGGAGATTATGTAAGAGTAAAGAAGCTTAAGAAACGACCAATCGGATGGAATGAGAAAGGTAAGATGGATCACCTTATGGGTAAAATTTGCAAGGTTACAAGTATTTCTGGTTTTGGAGATACCATAAGAATTTACGACAAAAAATATGATTATTCATGGAGTGTCCACAAAGAAGAAGTAGAAAAAGTTTCCAATACCATTGTCATTTACATGAAAGGAAATCAAGTGATTGCTTTGGATAAAGCGACCGGGAAAAAAGCTGTTGCGAAGTGTCATCCAGATGATGAATTTGATTTTAACATCGGAGCGAAACTGGCATTTGAAAGATTGATGGGGGTTAGCTATGAAATCAGTGTAAAGGAAATGAGAGATAAACTTTACAAATATTGCAATGATTCTTCAAAAATGTGTATTGATTGCGACTTAGGAGGAAGAAAATGCCGTTGTGGAATGGGTGTACATTTTAGGACAAAGTATATGGATGGAACATATAAAATGTCTGACGAGGAAATTAGAGTAGCGTATAAGACCATATTTGGTGATAAGGAAAAAGAAGAACCAAAAGAAGAGCCAAAAAAAGAAGAACCAAAAGAAGAGCCAAAAGATTTTGCAAAAGCAATGTATGAAATTCGGAGCGATCTTGAGAAAGCCGGATTTACAAAACAGGAATCAATGGATTTTGTGATTAAGCTTTCTTTAAAAGCACTGTACCCGAATTAGAATTAGCAGAAAGCGGGGAAAAACATGGAAAAAAGAAATGCCAAACCTACATACTGCCAGTACCCGAATTGCTTTATCTGTCCATACAAAGACTGTGCCTATGACAGACCGCCCAAGGGTGGAAATCAAGTATTAAATAGATTCGGTGTTTGTGTGGACACCATAAAAGAACTGGGGGTATTTGAGTGAATACCAGAACTTGAAAGGAGTGTAATACATGAGAGTTTTTGATGAATTAGATATATCCCGTAGCGATTTTTCTCTTGAAACTTTTGAATTATTGCCGACAAAAGCAAAATTAATCTTATTTACTGTTTTGCATGAACTTGCAAAGAAAAAAAGTATTTACCTTATTGACATAGTGAGGTTTTGGGAAGAAGATTTTTATTCATGCAATAGTCCAATAGAGTCTATTTTTATGATGGCATTTAATATCGTGAGCATTTTGAGAGAAAAGGAATTAAATGATGATGATTACGGTGTTTCAATCTTTCCACAACATGAAATTCAAATTGAAAAAAAGAAATATTATGCAGATTTTTTTATTTGGATACAAAATTCAGAATCTGACATTTCTGTGTTAGTGGAATGTGATGGACATGATTTTCACGAAAAAACAAAAGAACAGGTCGAAAAGGATAACGAACGGGAATACGAATTAAAGATGGCTGGTTATGAAATATTAAGATTTAGCGGGAGTCAGATATATAATAACCCTTTCAAATGTGCAAATGATGTATATGATTATTTGATTTTAAAAGAAAAAAGGCAGGGATAAAATGGCAATTTATAGAAATGTTCAGTTGTCATTTTGGACTGACAATAAGGTTGAAGATGAATTTACACCGGAAGATAAATACTTTTACCTGTACTTATTGACAAATCCGCAAACTAACATATGTGGTTGTTATGAAGTTAGTTACAGTCAAATGACAAGACATACTGGTTACAATAAGGAAACTATTCAGAAACTTCTCGAAAGATTTGATAAAGTCCATCATGTTTTGAAATTCAATAGTGAGACAAAGGAAATACTGATATTGCATTGGTATAAATACAATTGGAGCAAGTCAGATAAAGTGATGATAGGTATTGAAAGTGTAGCAAAACACATCAAAAGCAAAGAGCTTAGAGATTATGTCTATGCAATTATGGAAATGGTAAAAAAAGGTGATTCGGAGATACCCTATAAATACTCTATGGTGACATCTGATTCTGATACTGATTCTGATACTGATTCTGATACTGATTCTGATACTGATTCTGATACTGTTAATAAAAGAAATAAATATAAAGATTTATTAAATAAATTACTTTTAGAAGTAAATATATCTGACTATCTTTTAGAAGCAGTAAACAACTGGATTGGTTACAAGGAAGAGAGAAATTTTAAATACAAAGAGAGGGGCCTTCGGACACTTTTAAAAACAATATCGGATAAGTCGAGTCAGTTTGGTGATGAAGCTGTTACAAACGTTATTAACGAAAGTATATCGAATGGTTATCAGGGTATTGTCTGGGATAAGTTGAAAAATGGAAACAAAAAATCATCATGGAAAAAAGATTCGAGAGAAGAACAATTTGACAACCTTATGGAGCAGATAAGGAGGGATGCGAAAAATGACAATTAAAGATGCCAGAAAGTTGATAGCGGTATTCATGGTGACTTATCCAAACTATAAGCCAATTGATACAGAACTGGCAGCAGCTACTTGGGCAGATGCTATGTCAGAGTACACATACGAACAAGTTAGCGTTGCATTGAAGATGTATTTGAAAACAAGTACAAGTGGATTTGCTCCGACACCTGGACAACTGATTGAGAAAATTCAAGTCGTTACTCAGCCGGAACTACTTTCGGAAACAGAAGCTTGGGCGATCGTAAGAAGTTCTCTTAGCAGATGCGGTTATTACTCAGTGGAAGAATTTGAGAAGTTTCCACCAATTATTCAGAAAGCAGTTGGATCACCATCTCAATTGCGAGTATGGGCACTGGATCAAGATTACAACGAGGGAGTTGTTTCGGCACAGTTCGGAAGAGTATACAGAACACTGGCAGAAAAGCAGAAAGATTTCGACAAAATGCCATCTAATATCCAACACAGAATTGAGGATGTGAACAAAACCTCGTATTCGGCCTTATTACGCTTTAAAAATGAAAAGGCTATAGTTTGTATGGGTGACGGTGGAAAATCGGAAATATGGGAAGATATGAACGCCACAGAGGCATCTGATATGGCACTGGACATTGCAGATAAACTTAAAAGCGCAAAACAGAAATTGAAAGAGGGAAGATAAATGATACAGGCATCATGCAAGAACTGTGAAGAACGTTATATCGGATGCCATGATAAATGTGAGCGGTATATAAAATTTAGAGCACAAAGAACGGAAGATAACGAGAAGAAAAAGAAGTATGCGGAATCTATGGGTAGGAACAAAATTCATGTGCATAGAGTCAACGTCAGAGTTGAGAACAGTCCTCTGAAGAGCCACAAAAAGTAGAAAGGAGTAAATGTATGAAATTAGTAAAAGCGGAAGTCCAAAAACGCGGTATTAAGCAGACGAAAAACTTGATTGCTCCGAGAAGAAAAATGCAGACAAAGAAAATAAAATGTGAAATCTTTCGAGATTCAATGCAGAACTATAAAAAGTATGCAATTCCACCGGCACAGTTAATTATTGCCGATGTACCGTATAATGTCGGAAATAATTTTTATGGCAGTAATCCGATGTGGTACAAGGGAGGAGATAACAAGAACGGAGAAAGCAAACTTGCTGGAAAGGCAGCATTTAATTCGGACTTCAATTTCAACCTATACGAATATTTCCATTTCTGTTCAAAAATGCTTAAGAAAGAACCAAAGAAAGCCGGAAAAAGAGGTAGAAGTTCAGACGCACCATGCATGATTGTGTTCTGCTCATTTGAACAATTAAGTACATTGATCAATGCTGCAAAGAAACACGGATTCAATAATTACATACCATTGGTATTCGTGAAAAATTACAGTCCACAGGTATTAAAAGCCAATATGAGAGTTGTAGGTGCCACGGAATATGCGCTGGTACTGTACAGAGACAAGTTGCCGAAGTTTCGCAATGGAGCGCAGTTTGACGAAAACGGAAAGACGATTCGAGGGACGGGACATATGGTGTTTAACTGGTTTAAGTGGGAGAAAGACGGAAAAGAGATACCGAAAATACATCCGGCACAGAAGCCAGTGAGAGTATTGGAACAGTTAATTCAGATTTTTACGGATCCTGGGGATGTGGTAATTGATCCGTGTTGTGGTTCTGGAAGTACGTTAAGAGCTGCAAAAAATCTCGGAAGAAGCGCATTTGGATTTGAGATTGACAGGAATTTCTACAACAGGGCGAAGAATGAAATGCTTGTAGTTGAGGATGAAGTGCAGATGAGCCTGAAAGATTTCCCGGAGGTGCTGCCAGAATGAAAATAGAATTAAAAGAGATAGACAGATATTCTCTGAAAGTCGGAAATGTCGTGGGAGTGGCAATGTTTAAAGAAATATATAAATTCATATCCAGAGTGCACTACAGGATAAAGTTCATGCCAGAAAAAGATTTTAATGAGATTTTATCCAGGTGCGACTGGGAGCAAAAGATTTATGCATTGTTTTTTAGATATTGGTAAATACAGAAGGAGGTAACATGGACTTAGAACAAAAAGCGATTCAAAGGTTGTATGCTGCATCGGAAATGAGCTTACATCATTATGGGAAACCGTTGATATGCACTTATTCTGGCGGTAAAGATTCTGACGTAATGTTGGAATTATTTAAACGTTCAGGTGTTCCGTTTGAAGTTTTGAATAATCATACGACGGCTGATGCACCACAGACAGTATGGCATATAAGAAAAGTATTCAAAAAATGTGAAGATGATGGTATTGAATGCAAAATTGAATATCCGTATGTGAACGGAGAATTTATGAGTATGTGGAAATTGTCCCATGTAAATTAATGCCACCAACCAGAAAAGTAAGATATTGTTGCGAAATATTAAAAGAACGAGGGGGGGCAACAGATTCGTTGCGACTGGTGTCAGATGGGATGAAAGCACTGCAAGAAATTCTCGTGGCGAGTATGAAAGAATTGGGCATACAAAAAATGAAGCAGTGAATTTTTCGACAATTATGCTTATGAATGATAACGATGCGAAAAGAAGAATGAATGAATTTTGCATGAAAAATCACAAGATGGTTGTCAATCCAATTATTGACTGGAAACATTCTGACATCTGGGAATTTATAAATTCGGAGAAGGTTGAAACGTGCGAATTATATTAATGCGGATATGATCGAGTTGGTTGCATCGGTTGTCAGATGGCTGGGAAAAGGCGGTATAAAGAGTTTGCGGATTTTCCTAAGTACAGAGAACTATATATTCGAACATTTGACAGAATGATAGAAGAACGAAAAAGGAGAAAACTATCATGTCAATGGGAGTGTGGAGAAGAAGTGTTTTCCTGGTGGATGGAAGACAAGAATGTTAAAGGTCAAATGGAATTGTCGGAATTTATACAATACTGAGGTGAGATGATGGATAAATGCACTTGTAAAGATTGTGGAGACAGATACTTAGGATGTCACGATCAATGTGAAAAGTACAGGATGTTCAAAGTTAATAGAAAAGCGGAGAACGAGAAGAAAAGAGAATATAGAGATGCTATGGATAGACGGAAGATTCATGTCGCACGGGCAAGCGGAAGAGTTGAAAACAGTCCGTTGCGAAGTCATAAGAAGTGAGGTGGTTGAGTGATAGTACATTGCTTATTTGAGCAGTCTGGAACGTTTAAAAATGCCTTTAGAAAATACGGAGTAGAAGCATATGACTATGATATCCAGAATGAATTTGGTCAGACCGACTATCAGGTTGACTTGTTTAAAGAGATTGAGGGGGGGTATCTGAATAAACCTAGTCTGTTCGACAAGATAAAAGAGGATGATAAAATCATTGCATTTTTCCCGTGTACAAGGTTTGAAGCAAAAATACCATTAAATTTTCGTGGACAGGCATATCAACAGAAAAATTGGTCAGATATTCAGAAACTAAAATATAGCATAAAACTTCACAAGGAACTGGATTATTTGTACGAAAAAATCAGTCAATTATGTGTTGTGTGTTTGAGAAAAAATATTCAGATAGTGATTGAAAATCCTTATACTCAACCACACTATCTGACAACATACTGGTGTTTAAAGCCGACTCTGATTGACAAGGACAGAATGAGGGATGGGGATTTTTACAAAAAGCCTACACAATACTGGTTTTTGAATTGTAAGCCAAAAGAAAATTTGGTATTTGAGCCGATTGAATATATAGAGAGAAAAACTATTGGAAAAGTACGGGGAACAGAAAATACATCAAGACAGACAGAAAGAAGCATGATCCATCCACAATATGCAGATCGTTTTATCAGGAAATACATTTTGGATGAAGAAATATGGAGGGATAAAGTATGAGATTAGTGAAATGTGAAGTTCCTAAAGATTACAAAAGAACTAAGAATCTGGAATTACTGGAAGAATTTATTCAGTCTGGCGAAAAGTGCGTAAGGATTGATGGATGGGAAGAACAGTATTGCAACAAAACATCCTTACAGTCTAGCATATGCGCTGCTATCAAAAGATTTAATCTTACACAATTGAAATGCATTGTTAGAGGTGATGAAGTTTTCTTGATAAATACATTGTTAGAAAGTGAGGAATAACGTGACAGAAAAGGAAGCATTGAAAAAGCAGATACCGGAAAAAGTAAAGGTTTTATTGGTTGGAAATATAAATTATTACAAATGCCCTGAATGTGGTGAGATTTCCGGTGTAAATGCAAAGTATTGTTCATGTTGTGGACAAAAATTAGAGTGGGAGAACTGAAAATGAAGAATAAAGAAAAGTATGCAAAAGAGATTATTGATATTGCGTGTGATGGTCGTGATGTCGCAGTGTGCAAATCTACTGGAAAGCCAATTGATTGTGTCGATATAGTGTGTAGTAAATGTTCATTTGCTGTTGGAAGTTGTACGGAATTAAGAAAAGAATGGGCAGAATCAGAGTATATTAAAAAGACAGTGATTAGTAAGAGAGATAGATCGTTTCTGGATTACATCAATAACAAGTTTGTATATGTTGCAAGAGATAAGAGTGGAAGTTTGTTTACAGCAAGAAACCAATAAAAAAGACACGTTACTATGATAGCATTTGTGGAGTAACAGGAAGTGTTAGTTTTATTTTCAATATTAAACTACCAATGGTCAAATGGGAAGATAATGAACCGTGGCTGATCGAAAATTTGAAGAAATTGGAGGTGTGCGAAGAATATGAGATTGATTGATGCGGATGAGTTAATAAAAAAGTTCAGACGGTCAGAAACCAATACTGAAAATGAAAATCACATGTGTTTGGTAGCGAGGAGAATGATTAAAGAAGAGCCGACAGCCTTTGATGTTGATGAGATTGTAGAACGCATCGAAGACATCAAGAGAAACGAATACGGAGCATGTTCCGAAGAAGAATGCGGATATTGTAAATATTTTCGCGAATGTTGGGATGGAGAAATGGGAGGTTTTCTTGCACTGGACAAAGTGATAGAGATTATAAAAGGCGGTGTAGCAGATGAGAAGTTATAACATAGAGCTGCCGAGAGGTGTGTTTGTAGATGTTTTCAATCTACCGGATGAATTTAGTGAGAAGAAATGGAAAGAGGAACAGTAAATGGGATGCAAGAATTATTGCTTCTACGGAATGAAAGAGTGCTGCCTGGAATGTCAGATAAAAGATAAATGTAACATACAGTGTGAAGATGTTGCCAGCTACGAATATGCGGAAGAGTGCCAGGATTATGTAAAGGAGGATGAGGATGAAGGACAAGCGAACATGAAGATCGCAGAACCATAATTGGAGAACTGGTGGAGCAAGGCTACCAGAACAAGGAGATCGCAGAGAAGACTGGTATCCCTGTTGGAACGGTTGGGACTTACGCAGCCATGTTCCGGAAAGAATGCGGATCGGCATCTGTGTATGAAAAGGGAGCAAGGTTGAAGATGAAGGAGTGGAACGAATGAGCAGAATGATTAGTGTGAAAGAATTGGTATATGGACTGTCAGCAGACTATTGTGATCGAGATTTTGGAGAAATACAAGAAGTAGCAATGTTTAAAGAAATATATAAATTCATATCCAGATTGCACTACGGGATAAAGTTCATGCCAGAAAAAGATTTTAATGAGCTTTTATCAAGGTGTGACTGGGAGCAAAAGATTTATGCATTGTTTTTTAGATATTGGTAAATAAAGACTTGGGATATTGGATCAAGTTGGTTGATGCAGAAGTTGTAGGCAACATATTTGATAATCCCGAACTGTTAGAAGAGGAGGGGAATTAATATGGCGAAGATATTTAAAATTAGCGGATATATTGTGACGGAAAATGAGTATTACGATAAAGAATCAATGGAAAATTTTATTTTCAACGGATATTGTGGACTTTTTCCACGTCATGCACACGTTGAAGAAGCAGAAGTATCTGATTGGAGTGAAAGAAATCCACTGTTAGATAAAAATTGTGATCTGGCAGATTGTGAAAAGTATTTTCCGAACAAATATCCTGTAGAAACTGATCGGAAAGTTGAAATCGGAAAAGTATATAAGCATTTCAAAGGAAACACAGTCAAAGTGCTTGCTATTAGTCAAGACACGGAATCACCGGGACAGTTTTATGTGGTGTATGAATATACAGACGGATCTATCTGGTGCAGACCATACGGGATGTTCGTGAGTGAGGTTGACCGGAAGAAATATCCAGATGCAAAACAGAAATACAGGTTTGAGTTGATAAAAGGTGAAGCAAATGAAAGCAAAAACTAAAACATACGTAATGTACTGGATCACAACGTTTGTTGGTGATGCAGAGGTTTTGATTCATTGTTTTCCCCAACAGAAATGGGATGTAGTTGAACAGGGCACAAATCATGTTAGAGTATCAAGAAAAAATATAACTTTTATGATGCCAAGAGAGGAATTTGAGAAACAATGGAAGGTGGTGGGGCAAAAGTGAGAAATAAAGATAGATGTTTGCTTGAAATGGATGTAATAAAAGCAATAGACAAGCATACAAGAGAAGACGGAACACTGGACGATGATATATCTTGCATCTTGGAAGAAGTAGAATCTGTTGATGCTAAGGACACAAATGTCCCTAGCAAATGGATTCCATGCAGCGAGAGGTTGCCAGAGAATGAAATGAATGTAATAGCACAATTTTCAAGTGGTACGGTAACAGAATTAAGATATGCAGGAAATGGCATTTTTGAAGGAATTTATGAGTATTCAACAAAAGTAATTATTGCCTGGATGCCATTACCAGAGCCGTACAAAGGAGAGTGAATGATGAGACTAATTGATGCGGATAAAATCACAAGAAAAAGGATATGTAGTTATCTGGGAGCAGACTATGCATCATGTGTGGACGATGTGGTTGATTTGTTGAACGATCAGCCGGAAGTATACGGAAATGGAGAGATATGTGAATGGAGATACTTATCTTGTTTTGAGAGCAATTCAAGGTTCAAGGTGCAATGTAATCATAATCCATTGAAAAATGGGATTGTGCCGAATAACTTTTCTTATCACGATTTTAAGTATTGTCCATTTTGCGGCAGGAAAATTGCTTGGATGCCACTGCCGGAACCGTTCCGAGAAGTAACTGACGAAGAGAATTTGGAATCAAGGAGGTAGAAAAATGATGGAAGAGACTTATAATTTTAAAACTGAACCAGTGGAATGTGCAAGTGTAGCACCTACTATGATTACTCTGAATAAAGAATTGATGGTAACAATAATGCAAGCTAGAGAGCATATTAATAACATCAACATGACACTGTTTTCTGGTGATAGAGGATTATTAAATCCAGAAGGTATCGAAAATTTTATGCAAGAATTGACTTTCAATGTTGATAACGCAAAAAATTTGTTAGATGATATTGAAATGCTTGAAAAGGTACTTTTGTAGGTTATGAAAGGAGAAAAAGGAACAAAAAGTAACGAAACAAAGTTTGAATGTCAGGAATACAATGAATATGGCATATTAGATTGTTTGAAAAAGTGGGGAATAGATATAAAAAGAGAAATGTCTGATGAAGAAAAGAAATAGAGTAAATAATTCAGATTGTTACAAAAGACTGTCAATAGCTGTTATCAGAAGAGCCTGTATTGATTATGTCAATGCTTTGAAAATGCTTGAAAAATATCCGAATAATTCAGATGCAAAAATCGTGAAATGTGAAGTAGAGGATTTCTTTTTTGAAGATATGGGATTCTACAGTGACTTGCATCCCGATTATTTGATTTCAGGACTTAGGAAAATGGCTAAAACAGGTAAAAGAATTAATGTAACAAGTTAAAAGGAGAATGGCTTATGAGACTATCGGAGTTGACTAAGCCGGAACTTGAAAAAATTAGAAAAAACGCCAATTTTACAAAGGACGAAGAAACTGTATTTGAAATGGTTTCAAGAGGGAAAACTATTGTTGAAATTGCAGACAGAATAAATGTTTCTGAACGGACAGTAGACCGACATATAGCCAAGGTAAAGTTGAAAATTAAGAAATTGGAGGCGTTTTGATGGTTAAAGTAACGATGGGTGGTCAAGAGGTCAACATAGAAGATATTGAACTTTCAGAGGATGTTCTGGATGTGATTGCTGAGTGTTGTAATTGACCAAAATATTAAATGATGATAGAATGTGCCGTATGTATGATAAACACGGCACATTCTTCTATAAAGGGGGTAATTGAGTGAAAGAATGTGTTGCGTATATAAGAGTTTCTACGGAAAAGCAAGCCGAAGAAGGACACGGACTGGACAGCCAACGTAGAGATATTGAGAACTATTGCAGAAAAAATGGTTTGCTGATATCTGACTGGTATGAAGATGATGGCTATACCGGATCCAACATGAACAGACCAGCGTTGCAAAGCCTTGTTACGGACTGTACGAAGAAAAGAGTAAAATGCGTTGTTGCATTTAAACTTGACAGATTGTCTCGAAGTATGGTGGATGGAATATATCTGATAGAAAGAGTGTTTCAACCAAATGATGTTGAGTTCCTGTGTGTACACGATAGTGTTAGTTATGACAGCCCTATGGAGCAAGCATATACTCAGATGATGGCAGTTTTCGCACAACTGGATAAAAATACCATGATGTTACGTATGCGTGGCGGTATGTTAGAACGCGTGAAAAAAGGTTACTGGAAAGGTGGCGGAAATCCACCATACTGTTATGAATACGACAAAGAAAAAGGTATATTGATTCCAATTCCAGAGCGGGCAGAACAAGCAAATAAAGCGTTGGATTTGTTCATAGATGGATATTCTGATGAACGAATTATGAGGACTCTTGGATACAGATCAGAATTTATAGTACGTAGTATTCTAACTGGCGTAGTAAATGTTGGAATGATACCGTACAAAGGAAATGTATATCAGGGACTTCATGAGCCGATATTTGATAAAAAGAAATTTGAGTTTGCTCAAAAATTAAGAGAGTCAAGAAGAAAATCAAAAATGTATCTAAAAAGTGAACCTAAACTTTTAACCGGATTGTGCTATTGTGGAATATGTGGTTGCAAGATGCGGTATCAGAAATGGACAAATGGGAATTGTAAAATATACTGTTATTCCAGAAATCACGGAATGGAATATCTGCCGAATTATAACAAGAATTGCAATAATACAGTAGAGTGGGCAGAGAATATTGAGAAACAAGTAGAAAGTGAAATCCTAAAAATATCAGTGAATCTATCAGAGCATAAGCCAAAAGCTAAAAAGAATAAACTTGAGATCATGGGAAATCAGGCTGATAAAGAGAAGAAAAAGCTAAAAAGGCTATATGGATTGTATGCTGATGGAAACGATATGGTCATTGAAATGATAAAAGATCTTGAAGGAAACATTTCTGCATTAGAAGAACAAATCAAAGAAGAACGGAAGAGATCTTCGGACAATCAAAAAAGTTTTGTTTACGAGAATATAAAAAATCTTGCCGATATATGGGAGAAAATCGACAAGACTCGTAAAAATAAAATATTGAAAAGTATAATCGAAAAGATTGTAATTGTCAATGGAAATGTTGAAATTCAATTGAAAAATTTTTAGCACTGACTAATAATCATAGGTATGATTATTAGCTTGTCGAAACGCCGTGTTTATCATACTTTCAAGAGCTGCAAAAATCATATAGTCGCTTAAATGTCGTTTTCAAGACGTTTGAAGCGACTTTTTTTTTGCCAAAATTTAGGTACAAGGAGGGCATGATATGTTTTCGGATGAAATACTTGAAAAGATTTTTGGAAGAGATGATGTGATGAAAGTTCCGTTATCTTACCAGTCAACCATGATACATGCAGTGGAAGAAGTTCTGGAAGAGGTGAAAAAAGAAAATGCAAATGAATCCAATGAATCAGAATCAATACTTGCAGAATACGGGTTATAGTACGCAAAACCAGTTCGGACAATCTTATCCTGTATACAATCCATATCAGTATCAACAGAGGATGCAACAATATCAGCAACCTGTTCAACAGAATTATGCTCCGTCAGGTATTCCAGGGAAAGTAATTCAGACAGAAGAAGCAGTTGTTGCCAATGATGTTCCTATGGATGGATCCACGGCACTCTTTCCGATGCAAGATATGTCTATGATTTTAGCCAAAAGTTGGAATGGAGACGGAACTATTAAGACAACCGTGTATAAGCCGATTTTAGACAATAAAGGCACTAAGACTAACAACTTACCACTGGAAGAAGAAAAATCGAAAATAGACGCACTCAGCGAGACTACAGAGGCACTTGTGACAAAAATAGATGAACTGTTCGGAAAAATCGAACAGTTGGAGCAGTCTATGACTAAAACGACAACAAAAAGTCGTGGATCAGTTACGAAAAAGGATGGTGCGGAATGAATATAATGCAGCTTATTGGAAAAGGTCCAGAACAATTTATACAGAATATGCTTAGTAATAATCAAGTCATGAAAAATCCAATGGCGAAAAATACATTGGATATGGCTCAAAAAGGAAATATGCAAGGAATCGAGCAAATGGCGAGAAATCTTTGCAAAGAAAATGGCTTGGATGCTGACGAAGTAATGAATCAGATAAAAAGCAGATTTGGTTTGTAGCATATTAGAGGTTTGCGCGCAGAAACTTAAGTACCTCTTTATGAAAAATATATTTCAAGGAGGAAAATCTAATATGTTTAACTCAAACACACCTTTTACAATGCCCGTTATGCCGGCAACCGGAGGATATTCTGACGGTGCAGGATGGGGAGACGGTGGATGGTTATGGATCATCGTTGTCTTTGCACTCCTTTTTGGCTGGGGAAATAACGGCTGGGGAGGCTTCGGAGGAAACGGCGGTGGAGCATTACAGGGATATGCTACACAGGCTGACATTCAGAGAGGGTTTGACACTCAGGCAATCGTAGGAAAACTGGATGGTATTACCAACGGTCTATGTGATGGTTTCTATGCTGTAAACAACAGTATGCTTACTGGATTTAATGGCATCAACACAAACATCATGCAGACTGGCTACGGCATCCAGCAGGCTATTAACGCTGATACAGTCGCTAATATGCAGAATACGAACGCTTTACAGGCTCAGTTAGCTAATTGCTGCTGTGAAACAAGAGAAGCTATTCAGGGCGTAAATTACAATATGGCTCAGAATACTTGTGCATTGCAGAACACAATGAACAGTAACACCAGAGATATTATTGACAGCCAGAACGCAGGAACAAGAGCAATTCTTGATTACTTGTGCCAGGACAAGATTTCTACTTTACAGGCAGAAAATAACGATTTGAGAATGGCAGCTTCACAGGATAGACAGAACGCACTTCTGACTACTGCCATGACCGCTCAGACAAATCATATTATTGATGCAGTAAGACCAACACCTGTACCTGCATATCCTGCATCTAACCTTTATGGTTATGCTGGATGCGGATGCAACACAGGTTGTGGGTGCTAAAACCGAATGTAAATTCATACGGTTAAAACTGAATATTGAGTAACTTAACCAAGATTTAGACAAGGTTATGTCTGCATAAGCAGTATTACAAGTAAAGAGGGCAGATCATAACGGTTTGTCCTCTGATTTTGATTGGAGGGAAAACAATATGGCTGAATATGTAGCAGTGGCAACACAGGAAGTTGCACAGAATGGAAATGTTGTATTTACGAATACAGCAGTTAAAGGCTCAAATTGTATACAACACAGAGAGGGGAGTGGAATTATAACACTCAGAGGTCTGACAAACCAGTGTAAAGCAAGATTCTTTGTAGATTTTTCTGCTAATATTGCTGTACCTACTGGTGGAACGGCAGGAGCTATCTCGTTGGCTATCGCCATCAGTGGCGAACCTGTTTTATCTTCACAGATGATTTCGACTCCGGCAGCAGTTGACCAGTTTAACAATGTTTCGGCAGGAATCTATGTAGATGTGCCAGCTCATTGTTGTGTAAATATTGCCGTTGAAAACACAAGTACACAGGCTATTGAAGTATCAAACGCAAATATTATAGTCACAAGGGAGGCGTAGTAAGTTATGGATGTAAAGAGAATGCATTGTATGATTGAAAAACTCTCAGAGTGTGCGAAAGAAGAATTTGAAAAAGGTATTGAGTGCGTAGATACTGACGAGATGGGAAAAGTAACAGATATGCTCAAAGATCTTGCTGAAGCTATGTACTATCGCACCTTAACAAACAGTATGGAAGAGTCTAGTACAGAAGAAGTACTTTCCATGTTCGACCGATACGGTGACAGACGTTTTTACGACCATTACAGATATGCAGACGGGAGATTTGCACCGAAAGGGCATGGCTCATACCGCAGAGGATATGAAGAGCATCCGTACTGGCATATGACACCGGAAATGTATCGTGATATGTCACCGGAATATCTCAGGGACATGGATTTGGACTATGACCGGATGTATTACTCAGGAAAAGGTACTTATCCACGTCCAGCAGGTCTGGAAATGGGAAACGCAAAACACTTTTACGGTGGTGATTCTGACATGATGCGTGATTCCAGAGAGGGAAAAGCCGGAGCATACCGGAAAGCATATATGGAGACAAAAGAACTACACAAAGGAAATACTCAGCAAGATAAAGAAGCCAAAATGAAAGATCTGGACACCTACATGAAAGAACTTGGTGAGGATGTTCTGGAACTGGTTCACGACATGACACCGGAAGAAAAAACGTTGTTGAAAACTAAAATGACAACGCTTGTTACGAAGCTTTGATTCATGGGGGACGTTTTGTCCCCTTTTTCTTGTACATTGACAACTAAATATTGGCTAGTGATTTGTAGATTTATCTCCTGATTTGTGGTAGAATGTTGTCAACTATCTAGTGAGGGAGGAACTATTATGGGTTTTAGGTTAAATACTGGTGATAGTCAGCAAGAAAGTAGAGAAGATTATAACCAAAGAATGGTAAAAGGAATGAGATTATGTAAGTGTTGTAAAAATGAAATTCCTGTAAATGCTAAAAAATGTCCGGTTTGTGGGAAAAGGCAAAGTGGAGGTTGTTTAAAAGTTGTATTGATCGTAATAGCTGCATTTATTATGATTGGGATTGTTTTTGGTGGTGACGATAGTTCTGATAAAGAAGCAAAATCGGATAAAAAATCAGAATCAACGCAGACAGAGAGTAAACAACCGGAACTGACACCGGATGAATATAAGGCTCAATGTGTTGATTTGCCCTTTAATGATGTTATGAGAAATCCAGATGATTATGTCGGTCAGAAGTTTAAAATAACGGTTCAGATCTCCTCTGCATCAGACAGCGTAACAAATGGAAGATACTACAAAGCATACACAGACGATGGAAGCGGTTCATATTTCGATAAAATGATTTGGATTATGGACAAACGGGACGAGAACGCTGATGGATATGTAAAACTTCTGGAAGAAGATATTGTGACGTTTTATGGAGAATTTAACGGACTGCAAAAAAGTGAAAACAGCTTGAGTGGAGAAAAAACAGAAGACATGAGTCTTGATATTTACTATGCAGATATCGTACAAGCAGCAGAATAACATTTTCTAGCCAGTGCCAAAAGGTACTGGCTTTTTTAGAAAAACGGTTGACTTTTTTGTGCGTACAGTATATATTAAATGTACGGACAGAAAAGAGGTGGTTATATGTCCCCCACAAAGGGCAGACCAAAACTTGACAATCCCAAAAATGAAAGAATATATATTCGCGTTACAAAAAATGAGAAAAAAGAAATAATGGATTTTTCTGAAAAAAGCGGGTATACAATACTTGATTTGATTAAAATTGGAATTGAAAAAGTAAAAGGTCAAAAAAAATAAAGCGTTGCACCGCTACCAACGAAAACAACGCTTTAAGCTACCAATCACAAGGATTGATAAATCTATTCTATCAGTTCTGTGATTATAATTCAAATGTTTTTTGAAAGGACGATGGAATATGGAAGAATTCGCAAAGATGATATATGAGCAATGGTGTGAAACTGATGAAGCAGAAGAATTTAGTTGGGGACGAGAGTATGAAGAATCTTGGAAAAAGGTTTATGACATACTCAATGAAAAACTGGCTACTGATATTGAATGCTCTATAAATAAAAGAGTATGGGATATTCAGGAAAAATCGTTTATTGCCGGTTTTTCTTATGCTTGCAAATGTTTGTCTGCCGGAAAGATTGATTTGAAAGGCGGTGCGAACTAATGAGCAATATTATTACAGTAGAAAACACCGAAATGCAGATCAGAGAGTATAATGGTGAGAGGGTAGTTACTTTTGATGATATTTGCAAAGCGCATAAATGTGAGAGAAAAAGACTTACACGACATTTTGAAAGAAAACGCAAGTATTTTATAAAAGATGAAGACTACTATCAATTAACAAGAAAAGAGTTAGGCGACCTCACGTCGCCCAAAGAAAAAATAGTAGGAAATCCAAATCTTAAAACTTATTTGTTTACTGAAAGCGGTTATCTAATGGTTATAAAATGTTTGGATGATGATATTGCTTGGCAAGTACAACGGCAGTTGGTGAACACGTACTTTAAAGCAAAGGAAGAGTCAGTGCAGCTATTGTTGTCAGAAGAACCAGAGCCGAAGTATAAGACAAGTGATACGAAGATAAGATTGAATCCGGTATGGTACGAAAGAAACAGACGTACAATAGAGCATATCTGTAGGAGTGCTAACTTGCCAAAGAAAACCTTGTATCATGAAATCTTGGTGTATCTTGGTGAGCAATACGATCTGGACTATGCAAACTATCTATACCAAAAGGAAACAGGCAATCCACCGAAGTACCCGATGGACATAGTAAATTACTTTACACAGCTTGGAGAAGAAGCTGACGGGTATCTAAAGCGATTGGAAACGAAAATGCGTGAGTTGAACTATATGTAAACTAATTTGGACTAACTTGGACTAAATTCAGAAACCACTAGCCAATATTTGGTTGGTGGTTTTTTAATGTCTAAATAAAGGATGGTGATACTATGAGGTTCAAAATAAATGGGATAGAATGGCAGACAGTAGAGGTGCCATCGTCTGATGGTTCTCTGAGACGTTCTGACGGGTCTTTAAGCGTTGGAGTAACAGATAATGGAACATACTGCATCTATCTATCAAAATCGCTTAGAGGGGCATTTAAGCGCAAAGTAATGATACATGAGGTTTGCCATGCTTTTATGTTTTCGTATGGTGTGATAATACCGATAGAACAGGAAGAGTTTATCTGTGATTTTGTAGCAACCTATGGGGATGATATTTTTAGCGTAGTTGATATGATGGAACGAACCATGAAAAGAGCTATATAAAAAAATAACAAACACCGTTGATAACAAAGGGGTAAATGTGAGATAATACATTCAGCGGCACAGCACAATAGAAGTATATATTACTTCTCCCGGGGTCAACTATAGGTAAGCTGTAAATACCTGGACTAGGGATAAGAGTCAGGAAAGCCAGCCTGAGCATATTGAATTAACATTTTTATGGATTCAGTATGCCCAGGCTCTTTTTTATTTCTAAAGATATCGCCTTAAGGGCATTATAAGAAGATATTCAAAGTGCTGCACCAGTGATGATGCTGGTTACAACGGAATAACAATCCAGTGACGATGCTGGAAACTAATTGAACGGAGCAGAATCTATCAGACGTGGTGGGTTCTGCTATTTCTTTCCAAAACTATAGATGCAATTACAACAGTAAAGGAGGATATGTATATATGAATGAAATAAAGATTTTTAATAACAGTGAATTTGGAGAAATTAGAACGATAAAAGACAGTGTAAACAACGTGTGGTTTTGCGGAAACGATGTGTCAAAAGCACTAGGGTATGAGAGAACTGCAAAGGCAATTTCAGATCATGTAGATGATGAGGACAGACATGAAGTCCCAATTCGGGATTCCATCGGAAGAATGCAGAAGACAGCGTTTATAAACGAAAGCGGACTGTACGCACTTGTGCTATCTAGTAAGTTACCAAGTGCAAGGAAGTTCAAACGCTGGGTTACTTCTGAGGTTCTGCCATCAATCCGGGAAAACGGGATCTATGCAACAGATAATGTTATCGACGAGATTTTGAACAATCCGGACTTTGGAATTGAATTACTAACAAAGCTTAAAGAAGAACGACAGGCAAGAGTGGAAGCCGAACGAAAAAATGCTGTTCTGATGCATGTGAACAAGACTTATACAATGACGGAGATTGCAAAAGAACTTGGATTGAAGAGTGCTATTGAACTAAATAAAATCCTTGCTGAAAAGAAAATCCAGTACAAAGTAAACGGTACGTGGGTTATGTATTCTCAGTACAGTAATCTTGGATATGAGGAAATCAAACAGGAAGTTTTAGACAGTGGAAGAGTAGTATACCACAGAAGAATCACTCAGCTTGGCAGAGCATTTATACTTGAAGTGATCGGAGAAAATTTTGAAAAGGAGTTAGCATGATTTTACAGACTATAAGAATGATATTGAAAGTATCTTTTTTCGTTTACAATGGACTTCGATATATGAAAGAAAAAGATAAGGTCGAAAAAATGTTTTGTCTTTTATGGATGATTGTGTTTGCAGTAGTGTAAAGAAACCCCCACCGGCTATTAGTCAGTGGGGAATTTATTTTTTAAAATTTTTTTCAAAATTCCGAAAATTTGGCGCGTTTTTAGGGGATTTTTTTTGTCCTGAAAAATTTCCCCAAAAAAAGATGTCACCCTAAAAAATTATACAAAAAAATCTGGATCGCAAAAATCCATGTCATTTAAGGTGCTGCCAGATATACGGCTCCCGTGATGGTCTGCCGTCTGGGTATAGTTTTCCCTTGGTATAGTCTGTTTTATCGTATCACAAACAAGCCTAAAAAGCTATGATTTTAAGCGGTTTTGTAATGCTTTTATAATGTTTTCAAGGTGCGCTTTTTAAACCTGCAAAAAAATGTTTACAAGTTCAGACGGGCGGACTTTTAGCCCTATTTTTTCTGTCGGTGTCAATCTGTCACCGTTTCGGGATCGCTTTTCGGTGGATCCGGTGCCGTGTGCGTTCTGTTTTTCTTCTGGACAGCACAAAGTACAGCAATGCCGGAACGATTATAAAGGCTTTTCCGGTCCCGTGCCTATTGGATTCTATCGAGATGCCGTCCGTTATGCTTTTTATGTTTAATCAGTCCGAAAGCATAAAAACAGACTAACCGCCATTTTTTACCGCTGACAGTTGCGGAACGTGCAAAAATGCGCGCTTTTTTAGATAGTATACTATACTATCATTTTAACCCGTGAAGCATATAGCCACGGGAAAAGCCACCGGACGGAATCGAACCGTCACAAATGCACCAACGGCAGCACAAAAAGCCGGAGAAAATCCCCAGCCCAAAAATTAAATAATACAGAAATCGCCCTGCGTTCCGGTTGTCAGAATCATTTTCCCATCTTTACGACGGTAAACAACCCCGCACCCGTCCGCATACGTTGACCATACAAGCCAGCCTGGAAGCGTCAACGGCTTATTTGACTTGTAATCATAGAAAGCATACCGCGGTTGTACGCCTTCTTTTTCCTGTTCCTCAGCGTTTCTAATTGCTTCTGATTCCGTTATAATTTTAGTGTCGTTTTTCAAGTGTAAAATATATTCTTTTTCCATGTTTTTACCTCTCTTTCTTTTCGGCTTGTCTCATCGGTTGCAAGGTTGCCACCCTACGCAAGACCGCCCACGCGGGGCGGTTTCGACTTTATAATATTATCCCCAGGAACAGGAGAACCGGGAACAGGATCCCGAAAAAAACACCTATTTTTATATCATTATTCATTTTCTGTCTCCTCTTCTTTTTCCGCTTCGAAATCGTCCCGGATATCGTCCAGAGCGTCAGATATTGCGTACCCTAAAACGTAACATCTTATTGTTACGTCCATAGCTTCCGCACCATTTTTTAATACGTCCGTTCCATCCTGTCCAAACGCTTCCAGAGCTTCCGCTAACAAGTCCCAATTGTGCGCTATCGCTTCTTCTGCTTCCCAAGCGTTGCAATAGTACGATCCGGAAGCGTTACCAGTTACACTGTCTTCAATCCATAAAGTATCATTAAGATACTGTTCTAATTCTTCCAGATCGTCAAAATCTGAAAATGTGATTTCTTCGTTTATGTAGTTTTTTACGTCCTCTTTTACTTCTTCATAATAATTATAGTTTTTCATTTCCTTTTTCCTTTTGCCTATGCTATAATATAGGCACCTTTCTTTTTGATTGGTGCCGATCGGGTGTTATTGGTGTTCCGGTCGGCTTTATTTATTTGATGGTTTTATTATAATGGATATAATGCACTTATACAATAGGCAAAATAACCAAAATAATGCACTTATATTTATGGAATTTGTATAATGCACTTATACTATTGACAATCTAATGCACTTATGATAATATTAATTATAAATATAATGAAGCGGAGGAAAAACAATGGAAGAATTAAAGACCACGGAAGCACAAAGAAAAGCTGTGCGAGAGTATGAGAAAAAGAATGATCGTATTAATGTTATTTTTCCGGCGGGGACTCGAGACAAAATGGAGCGGCTAGGAATTGAAAAACCGGGTGCATTCATTAAAGAAGTTGTTGCAGCCGAACTAGAAAGAATGGAAAAATATAAAAAATAAGTGCATTATACTATTGACAATCTAATGCACTTATAGTATTATAATATTGTCGAAAGGCAATAGGCGAAAGCCGGAAAGGGGAAATATGAAAGAAATGGGAATGACAGACAAACAGTTCAATGGCTTTATTAGATTCCTGATCGATGATCTGAAAGAAGCACAGGAAGAGAAAGACGCAGACAAGAAAAGCGAGCGAATCCAGAAGATCCTGGACAACCTACAAAGCACGCTGGAAGACTAAACACGGGGCGGGCAACCGCTCCAAACAAAACACTAAACCGGGGCGGATGCGTTCCGCCTCTGGTGATCAAATCAGGAGGGGCGAAAAAATGAAAAAGGAAAAGAAATACAAAGAATCTGAAAAATTTGAAATATTTTGTAATTACGGCGTTCTCAGCCGTGAGGGGAGAAATGTATATACATACAATGCTGAGCATCCGTGGGCGACTTGCTCGGACTGTCTGCAAGTAAAAATGCCGGCGAATGACTGGTATAATATATTCGAGACTACAGCCGGGGTACTGGCTGTAGAGTCGTCGTGGGGCTGGATGTACAGCATAAACGACGTATTGCAGGGAGATGAGTACCCATGCTTTTTTGCCATTGACGCGGACGGCAAAGGGCACCGAGTGAGACTTGAAGAAATATAGGGCGGTCAAGAGATCGCTCTTTTTTTGCGCTTGCAAAGTTGGTACGTGTGTGATATGGTCATATTAACGACGAACTCATAGGCGGAGAGCGAAAGCGAAAAACCGTACTTTGAAAACAGAAAACCAGAGCAGAAAATAAAGCAGACTAAACCGGAATTAATGCGGGGCGGTCTGCTTTTTGTGTGCGAAAAACAAAAGAAAAACGATTTCCCTTTAATATCCTAATATGAATTATATTGTATTATAATATACTCCGTCTATAGATTCAGAGTTGATTACAGTTATTAATATAAATATATATAGTGAGCTGAATAAATAAATTTATAAATAAGCTGTTGCAAGTTTTTTCGAAGTGTGTTATATTTCAATCAACGGAGCAGGGCGGAAAAGTAAGACCCTGACAGCGAGAGCCACCGGAGCAGCACCAACAGAACCCGGAAGAATGGCATAAAATGCAGGTATCCGGCTTGTATATATGGACTTTATAAAGCTATAAAAGGCTTTAGAGTTTGTATATATGAGCCGGTTTTTTTTATTTATTAATCTATAAGGCGGTGAAGATATGACAGGAGAACAGCAGAAAACAACGGAACGGATCAAGGAACAGGCGGAAACATTTGAAGTATATTCTAATGACATAGAGCTATATATAAATCTTTTCTGCGAAGATCAGGGAATAGAGGACCTGAGGAAAGAAAGCCAAAGCGTCTGGAATGCCTGTCTGATGTATGTACAGCGTCATGTCTTTCCAGATCGACAAGCGTTAAAAGCTACGGAGAATAGTCCAGAATATGTAAATAATATAATGCCCTCTACATGTGGGGCATATAACTATGACTTATTAGATACAATCTGCAATGCATATATATATTATTGTTATATGTATGACAAAGAAGTATCTATTCAAGGGTTTAGTAAATTAACCAATATAGATTATTATACCATTACACAATGGGGCATGGATATAAGACTAAGTAAAAAAAGCAAAGGCATTTATAAAAAACTTATATCAGAACGCGAAGAGTCTTTAAGTGCAAAATTAGCCAGTGGAAAGAGTAACCCCGTCGGTATTCTGTCGATCCTGAATCATTGGTATAGCTGGAATCTTCCGGGCGTAACGAGAGAGAAAAGCACACGAACAGCGCTAACCGCTGCCGAGTTGCCACGTCTGGACAGCCCAAAAGCCCCGGAAGCGTTGCCAGATACGGAAAAAGATTGATATATTTTAATATCGGGCATAGCGTAAAGTAGAAAGATAAAATACATCATTGACAACGTGGGAATATTAATCTAAACGGCGTAGATGTATTGGATAAATAAGTATTTCTTCCATAGATCTATTATCTACAGAACAACTGTTTGGATTGACGGGAGGGGGTCTGGATGGAAAGCCAAAACACACCTACTAAGTCCCCCAAATATTCCCAAAAAGAAAAAGGGCATATAAAACCAACAAGAGGTAAATAAAGAATGGCAGATAGAGAGATACCTGGTGAAGTAAATATACTTGGAACTGAATACGGTATAGAGGTTCGTAGAATTAGTGAGAATCCAGACCTTAAGAACTATAATCGTAGTGCATATTGCGATAAGCTTTCAAAGCTAATAGTGATAGCTGATTTGAGCGAAAAGGAATACGTTGATATATCCACTGAACAGGAGATTGATTACCAGAAAGAACTACTCAGGCATGAAATACTACACGCATTTCTGAATGAGAGTGGTTTATGGGATAACAGTTGTCAGCCAGAATGTGGATGGGCGATGAATGAAGAAATGATTGACTGGTTTTCGATACAGTCACCGAAGATTTTTAAAGCATATCAGGAAGTAGGTGCTTTGTGATGGAAGATAGCAAATATTCAGATCTTGTTGAGATTATAAAGGACCGGAAGAAAGAACCACCTAAAGATATGCATTTTTTTCAACAGATTGGTTGGGTGAGTGGTTATAGCCAGTGCGAAAAGGACATACTGGCTATAATAAAAGGACTGGAAGGGGATATGAAAAATGACATTTGATGAATACCAGAAAGAAGCAATGAGAACGGCAAGTGGTGTGAGTGCATCTTGTAGCGATAATCTTCTGATGAATGGTGCAATGGGACTTTGTGGCGAATCTGGTGAGTTTATGGACTTACTGAAAAAGAATGTATTCCAGGGACATGAACTTGATAAAGAGCATATGGCAAAGGAACTAGGTGATATCTTATGGTACTTGGCAGTAGCAGCGGAAGGACTTGGTTATAAACTTTCGGACGTTGCGGAAATGAATAAAGCTAAATTGAGGGCCAGATATCCAGAAGGGTTTGATTCTGAAAAATCCCAAAAAAGAAAAAAGGGTGATCTGTAATGAGGATTTGCGGTAAAGAGATTCGGGATGAATGTCAGCATTGTGGACAGATTCTTGATTGCGAATTATTCCGGCAAGGGCACGGAATTAATCAAGACAGATGCAACATACCGAAGATGTATGATTGTCAAATGAAGCATCGGGAGGAACGTGAAAATGCGAATAGTATCACAGGATAAGAATTTGTCATTTGAGTTTGAAAACACTCCAATATGGACGCAATACAAAGCTATTTATGCAATGATTGGTAACAACGATAAACTAATCGGTAAGTATGATAGCGAAAAAGAAGCAGAGAACGTATTTGAGGATATTCATAAAGCTTATGGAAAAATCTATACGAACATCGAATACCTTAAGGATATGACGTATTACATGCCATAAAGTAGCTTATTCAAATTTGGAGATAAATGCGAATGAGAAAAAAGAGTACCCGTCGTGTGGGAAAGGAATATGTATCAGAGAAATCGAGGCATCCCACTTAACAATGTGAATGTGATGATTTTACTGTAGGATTTAGACTCTCTTAACTGTAAAACACATTTAAACACTGGATAAAATACGAATAAAAAACTAAATATTGAAAAAGCTTTGTAAAAAATGTTGTGCGATGTGGTGGTTTCTCGCAATAGCCACCACATATTAAAGCAGATTGGTGAAATGGTATCACAAAAGTCTCTATCCTACCCCTACTCCGCATATGATGAGACTTAAATTATGGGTTCAATTCCCGTGTCTGCTATTCGGCGTAGATTATATCTTTTTTCATAATTTGCTCCTACCCTACTGGCGATGCCGATAAGGACAGTCAAATGTCCGGTAGGGTTTTGTGAAAATCAAACTGTGCTTTCTACACATCCGTTATAGTCGGACTAATCATACTTTATTTCCTTTCAAGTGATAGTCAGAAAAGACTTAAAAATCACATCCAATTACCCTTACAGTTCTGTGTGCGTTATGTCCTCACAAGTCCTAGCGTACACAGGACAACAATGGAGATTAATTCAGTGGCAGAAGAGACGGCTTATATCCGGCTTGGCGCGGGTTCGATTCCTGCATCTCCAATTTTCAAATATGGTTATCTCGGTGAAGAAGTGTTTTTCAGCACTGCCGAGGGACATGGAAGTGAGTTACCTTAATTCGAGATATTGGATTTAGAAGTGGCTTATATCGGAAAGTGATTTCTGGTATGGAGACAGAAACTGTCAACAAAATCATGTGGCGTACCATCATAAAGAAGCCAATAGCAGAATCCTTGTGGCTGACGAAGAATAGACGCTGGCTGTGTCAGAATAACCTGTTGATGTGTGTAGTGTGAGAGACTACGGAATATATACAGGAAATCTCGTTAAGTCGGTTTGCCTTGAACCTGAGAAATCGGGGTATAACACAAGCGGTTCGTTAAAGTAGCGGTATGGCAAACAAAATTAAAAAATCGGTCATGCTAAGACTTACATAATTCTGAAAGAACCGTGAAATTTACGGGTATCAATCCCGTGTGTGCTTGTCAGCGGTAAGAAGCCAAGGGTCGCACCCAAACGCTCAGACTTATCGTCACACTGGCAGAATATGGCTGTATTTATAATGGATAAGACGAAGGTCTAACCATATTTGAAACAATAATTATAGCGGACGAGTGAAACGGCTTCACGCAAGGTTCATGCCCTTGAAACAATAGGTTCGACTCCTATGTCCGCAATTATGTAATCTTCAAAGATTGCATATTAAATATTAAAGCATGAGTTTTGCGGTTCTCATGAGTCCTCGTTTCCATGTTTTAGTAGGAACCTCCTTTAAAGTTGCCAATATAAAAAACCGCAATTAATGAAAAGAGAACATGAAAATGGAAAGCAATGAATGTAATTTTTTAACATGTAGATATAACACTTTTGGAGTTTGCACGGACGATCATAGCCGTGCAATATGTGTTGATGTAGCAAAGAAAGTATTATGTTTGGAGGAAGATGAAAATGGCACCGGGAGTTCACAAGATTAGCAAAGAAAAATTTTTTGAAGCATATGAAAAATGGTCGCAAGAGGGATTGAGTCTTGGTAAGTGTGCAAAAATTGCCGGAGTAAGCGTCCCTACGTTGAAGAAATACTTTGCGGTACTTATTGCCGGAGAGGAATTTCCAGACAATTTGTTTTAAGGAGTGGAAATGAGTATAGCAGAAGTAATTGAGAGCATAGAAAAAGATATGTGGAGAGATTTACAAAAGCGAAGTGAGCCAGAAGAACAACCAGAAATGATAGATTGTTCAACGCTTGGTGATGTTCCAGGAATAAACGTTATTAAAGGGAGGAAACAGAAATGAATATGTTTACATTAGGACAATGGATTGTTTTAGGATTTTTGTTTTTTACTGGTATTATTATTGGAGCAGTTGTTTTGCTTGTTGCTGAAGCCAGAGTTGAAGGATTTGTAACTATTGTTGTTACATTGATATGCAGTTTTGCTTTGGCTTTTGGAATGCGTTGGTATAATACATCAACTGCAAGTGGAATCAGAAGCATAAAAGACTTCCAATCAGAACTTACAAACGGAATTGACCGTGAAATTACGATAACCTCAGAGGATGGACGTGAAATTTTTCATTATAGAGGAAAAGTAGATATAGAGAGCGATCATGAAGACAATTATATTAAATTTGAAAGTGAAGACGGAAAACGTTATCTGATATATTACGGAGTTCAAGACACGATAACCATTATTGAAAAATAAAATAAGTAACCGGCTAACAACGGAATAATGGGCTAGAAAATGAGAGAGTACGTGGCTGTACTTGAAAATAGGATTGATGAATTAGAAAGGTAATTGCGGAGGATTAGAACAGATGAAGATAATTCAAAAAGGCAACTTAGATTTTGCTTATAAGCCTTTAAGATTTAGTTGTAAAAATTGCCATACCATTTTTGAAGCAAACAATATAGAATATGAGTATTGTGGCGACCAACGAGAGGGCGATAACTGGAAATGCAAATGTCCTTTGTGCCACAAAACAGTATATTACAGCTAAAATGATATTACCGATTGATAAATGGTTTCAGTCGCTAACCTAGGAAAATTGTAGGCAGGAGTCTTAAGCACTTCTGCTTTTTGTAAAGTGGAGGTGCATCTTATTTGGCTTCTGATAATCTTATGGGAGCAGTTTCCAGTTATGAAAAATTTATAGAACAGCACGGTATAGAAGAGCCTGTTCTGGATGCATATATTGAAGCGTGTAAGGTCGCTATCCATACTGAGCGTGATGTTGAATATGGTTTACAGTGCACGAAGAGAAGTAAAGAACTAATAGAGCGGTTCTGTATGGAAAAGACAGGCGGTACAATCTGGGATCTGGAAAAGTTTGCGTTTGCAAATAAGACAGAATATGAACTGATTGACAAATTCTACGAACCAACACTTCTTGAAGCACAAAATCAGCAAGTGGAAAGCTATTTTCGGTATTTGGAGAAAAAGCGTGATCCTAAAGAACGGTTTTATATGCCGAAAAGAAATCAGTTTTTAAATATAGGCTTGACACAGGCTTTACAGGGAATGATTAATGATGATTATGACATTTTGTGCATTAGTCTTCCGCCTGGAACTTCAAAAACGACTGCTGAGAAGTTTTTTATTACAGGAGTAATTGGTTGGTTTCCAAAAGATTTCAGCCTGTTCTATTCTCACAGTGGTGACATTACCAGAATGTTCTATGATGGAGCGTATGATATTGTAACAAATTCTGATGAATACACTTGGTATGATATTTTCCCTGATTTGAGAGTTACTAGTACCAATGCTAAAATGGAACAATTCAATGTTGGAAAATACAAGCCGTTCCCATCATTACAGTGCACGTCAGTAGGAAGTAAAAATGCTGGTAAGGTTCGTGCATCAAAATATCTTCTGGTAGATGATATGATCGGTGGCATTGAAGAAGCTATGAATCCAACGATACTTGATAAGTTATGGGATAAATATGCT